CAGCACCTACAGCACCTGTAGTTCCAACTGCACCTGTAGTACCGTCAGCACCTACAGCACCTGTAGTTCCAACTGCACCTGTAGTACCGTCAGCACCTACAGCACCTGTAGTTCCAACTGCACCTGTAGTACCGTCAGCACCTACAGCACCTGTGGTACCTGCGATACCTTGCTGCCCAATGTACTCAGTCCAAGAAGTAATGTATTTATAATATTTATCTGCATCTTCAACAAATATTAACCACCCGACGGTTGGAACTAAATACACTAAACTTCCGATAGTATCAGTAAAATAAGCAATTTTATATTGATTAGCACCAGCATCGCTAACAATGTATCTCGCTCCTTTTACTGTAGTACCACCAGCCATTGTTGCTAAATCCGCATGTGTTATAAAAGCTAACGCATTCGGTTGAAACGGAAACTCATCCATGACCGCAATTCTTTTAATTGCCATCTTAATTCTCCTTTTTGTTGATTTTTCTTTCTCATCAAATTTTCCTTACGGAAAAAAACAGATAATATCTTTTCTCTGTTTATTCAATCTCATAACATTTAAAATCTGGTGAATATACTAATTGTTTTTGAAAACCAGTATGCCCCGCATGAACATAATCTTTATTAGTTAATAAATTATGGTCTGTAGCTGCTGGACCTGTTGTTCCGATTGCACCTGTTGTACCGATAGGTCCAGGAATAGTAGACGCTGCACCGGTTGTACCAGTAGCACCAACAGTTCCTTGAATTCCCTCGTGCAATTTTACTCTAATTGCTTGGGCATCGACAAAATTTATTTTTATATTCTTATCAGCCATTTATGCTCCTATTAAAAAATTTATATTACGCAGTGCGAATAGTAACATCACTTAATATCGTTATCGTTCCAGAAACAATTGTTAAAACTGTTCCTGAAGCTGATTTAATCTGTATATCATAAACATAAGAACCAATTGCTATAGCTGTTTCTGTAGTAGATAATGAAATTGTTGTTTTTCCATTTGTTGCATCAACACCAGCAACGACTGTAATAGTCTTAGAAATTTTTGCTGCTGCATCGAGGTCAGAGATTCTCTCTTTGGCTGTTAGAAAGATAATATATCCGGTTATATCAAGTGCAACCCCATCGTCTGTAAAATAAAGGTCTCTTGCCCAAGAATCGCCCCTAGTAATTTCCCAATTAACTATCTGCATATTAAACTCCTTAATTAATTTTATTTATAATGATTATAATTTGTTTTATTTAAAAATATATTAAAATAGTTGCAAATAATGTGATTAAAAACCACGTGATAGTTTCGCTCCAAATAAGATTTCGATTGAATAATTTATACCCGCCTAAATTTCTCCAAGAAATTAATCCATTCGTTAAAATAATTCCTAAAGAACACGCAGAATAAATTATCCAATTATGTTTTATAATTGGTAATGAAATAAATGATAATGAAATTAATAAACCAATAGTCGCTCTGGTCATTATGTCAGCGACTAAATGATTTTGTTTAAATAATTTATAAAAAAATCTTCCAAGAAAACTTCCTGCGTCGCCTACTCCAGGAATTCCGTAACCAATACTCAGAGCACCGCTCATCGCCATTGCTGTAATTACAAAAACGCTTTGAGTATTTGAAAAAGCAAAACTTGTTAATAAAGCCGGAAGAACAAATCTTCGATATGATTTAGAACTCTTATCGGCTCCGCCTAACGCTCCGAGCAGACCACCTAATACTGGTAGAGTAAATAATCCGATTTTATTTATTACATTTTTAAAATTCATTCTAATTCCTTTCGTTAAAAATTGTTGTTCAGGTGTGCCTAATGTGGCACTAAGTTTTTGTTCCCGACATGACTACCGAGACTGAACTTTGGTGATGAGTATTTTAATTCTCATCTACATTTTGAAAACACGAATAGAGCGAAAAAATTTCTTCGCCCTAAGCATTAACATTAATATTTTTATTTCCGATAGATACATTTGGTAGGAGAAAATTAATTCTCCTATCTATCTTGCATCTTCAGTCGACCAATATTAATCTTATCACCTGAAGAATGACTTGTCAGTAAGGGAGCCCCGCTATCCGCAGTGCTCCCAACAATTGCCACCGACCTTTTTCGGCGAGTGGACTTTTATATCCGGCTATTGCCGGGATGATTTGAAAAACTCTTTCCGAGCCAGTCATGAATTATTTTTAAATAATCCACATTAAAACATTTTTGAGCGACCGGAAGTCAGAAAGAGAGGAATTAAATCGTTTGATTTAATCCGGGTTGAAAATTTTTGGGGTTTTCGTTTTAGCCAGCCGATTATGGGAGTCAAGACTCCGAACTTTGCCAGGTATCAGCCCCTGAAAAATTTATGTATTTATATTTTTAAGAACAATTTAATAAGGACCTGCTTCTTCTTCCGTGAAAAAATTCATTTTAATAATCTCCATTCATCATTGCGAAACCTTCAGCTAAGCGTCTTGAATAGTTACTTTCATGCATTTCAGTTGTTAAAAGATAACTAGGATTATCCGATTCTTGTGTTTCATGCGTATTTTCTCTTCCAACTGAACATTCTACGCACAAACAGCCTTGTTTACCATTTGACATCTTTCTTCCGCACTGAGGACATCCTACCATCATTCTTTTTCTCATTTACTTCACCTTTCTTGAGCACGAATTAAGATTAATCTTTATACCGGACAAGTACTAAGTATGCCTAATTTACCCTCAAAGTCAAGGGGCGACTAAAAAATAATTTTTGTCATAACTCATTGTAATCATTAATCTTACAACAACACCTAAAACTATTTTTAAAATAAACCATTTAATTCACTAAATCATTGCTATTACTATACTTATATAAATGACTATATACAGTATTCTGTATATAAAGCTAAAAACAGTATACTGTGAGCTCAATATGAAGCAATTTTGGGCAAAAACGCCCCGCACACTCACCAAAATAATTAAAATGATTATATCGCTTATTTTTCGAATCCCATCTCAACCTTATTAGTCTTTTGAATATAATAGTCAATAAGTTAAGACTATAAGATATCAATAACCAATAACTTAAGAAAACCTTTTGTTTTATTTAGATTTATATAAACCATAAATCTAAATAGGTTTCGCTCCTGCGGTCGCTCAACGTATTTTCAAGATTAATTATACTCCCTTCTTTAATTCGCCCATGAATGATTCTTCCCTTCCAAAACGAACCTCCGTACCTAATCTCCTCATATTGGTCGACTTACGTATCCCCGGGGGCTGGGGGAAGCTCGGCTTCGGCATTTCGAGAATGATGCTTGATATAAAACATAAAAAGTAGATTGTGGCAGATTGGGTATCTGCCTTCATCTACCTTGTAATAGTAGAAACTAGGTAGAAACTACGTAACTTATTGAAATCGTTAACTGTTATGTAAAAGGTAGAAATAGGGTAGAAACTCTAAGAGTGCTTAGATAAGATTGTGCTTTATCGTTGTGATAAAGACTATATCTACCTGAATCTACTAAGTTCTACCTCACTTCTACCTGACTTAGCAAGGTAGATACCGGGTAGATTGATAGTAGATGGTAGGTAGATTGACCTAAAATTAATGATAGCAATGACGTAGATGTAATACTGGAATAGTATTCAGTAGTATTTAATTAGTAATTAGACCCTATCTAGCATAAACTTTAATAATAGAATCGTTTAATGAAGAAATTCCGCTAATTCTTTAATAATCGTACCCGATATATAAGATTTTGAAGAAAAATATAGCATATCTCTAAAAATTTGGATAGATATATAAGTCTAATATAATAGACATGTGTTTAATATATTAGACACACTGTCCTGTATCTTGACACTCCTTTTTGCTAAAAATAACATGCCGGGGGCTGCCGAATAACATATTGCAGCACAACGACTTACAACACCGAAAAAACACCTAAAATTGATTGTTTTACCGGGAACTTGCTGGGAAGTTGACACTGGAATTGTCAAAACTAAATATAACATTAATGATATCAACGATTTAAAACAAAAACAGGATAATTAATAATAATATCGGGGGGAGAATTGACCAATTATGGAGATGTATGATGGCGAATTAATGTAACATGATGGTGTGATTGATTTTATATTTTTTATTGGGGCTGAATTTAGGAAAAATGATTTCTGGGAATCCGCACACAGTCTACCGGCAATTTTTTTTAATCGTTTTAATTGCTAAATTTAACCCTGCCGTATCTCTAGTAATTGCAATAACTTATGATAATCAATTGATAATCAATGGGCTTTTATTGTATAGATAAAAGATAATCCGGGCAAGGTAGCCCGGGAATTTGGGCTTTGCCTGTTTTTTAAATTACCTCATTAAATCAATTTTATTTTTACTCTTGTTTACATTAGTTTAATCAATTATCCGGCTTTTATTTTAAATGATTATCTTGATTTTATTTTAATCAATTAAATGCTTTTTATTATTCAGTTAGCCGGGAATAATCCCGGGCAATTACTCAATTATAATCAATCTATTTTGACCGATTAGATTGATTTTATTTCTTTAGATTATCCCGGGAATCGTGCCGGGCATAGTGCCGGGAATCCCGATTCAATGCTTTACTTAACCAATTGACCGGGTTTTATAACCTTAATGATTGCAATTGTTTATGTAATAAAATAAAATAGTTATAAAATAGTTATAATCAATTGTTATAAATGATTGTTATTCAATAGGTTATAGCATAAAAAATATTTTATCTCTAGCCCTTGATTTTTATAAAAATAAATGTTATTATTACTTATGAATACAAAAGGATTGAATCAAAAAATCGTAGTTTTTATCCCGGTAAATAAAAGAAAATACGGAAAACAGAATCTAGCCCGGGGATTATGGGCTAATGAATCCGGGAAGATTGAATCCGATTTAATTGATTGCCGGGAATATAATCAATCAATTGAGGGGATTTATTATCAATCGAATTTTTATAATTACCTTGATTTATTAAAACAGATTAAAACTAATGGAAAAACGCAAGATTGCATATTTTATAAAATTGGGAATGTAGGTTATGTTTATTATTCCCGGGATAAAATAGTAATTTTACCGCATAGAATCATTAAGGAAGTTAAAAAAGAAGATTTAAAAAATACGATTAAAGCGGATTTAAAAGAAAATTCCGGGCTTACAATATACCGGGATAATGGAAGATATTATATAGAAATTTTTACCAATATTTAGGGGGATAAAATGATTAAAATAAATGATATTGTAACAATTGGGAATTCTAAAACAATTGGCAAGGTTTTAGAAATTGCTATATTTGGGCATAAAACTAAAGTAAAAATTGATATGGGGTATAAAATAAGCAGTTTTAATTTAAAAGCATTACATTTAACATTAGAAAAAACCGAACTAGATTTACCTAAAACAAGGCAAGAATTAAAAGAAAAAAGAAGTATTGAAAAAATAATAGAATCAAAACCGCTATATAGGACAAGTTTTAGAAAATTTTGTTATAAAAAAGCATTTATAAAGGGGTTATAAAATGATAAAATTCAATAATAAAGAATCTAATCTAGTAAAAAAAGAATATCCCCGATTATATAGGTATATAACCGATTTTATTTTAAGACATAAAAAAGAATTACCTAAAATTTTAAAAGTTAGATTATACGATTATGAATCCGGGGATAATAATACAAAATTATCGAGCCGGCGGAGTATAAGCCGGGCGGAAAATTACGATTGGCAATTAGATATAAATATAAAACAAATAATCAATATATATAAGAATCCCGGGTTATTACCACAAGGTAGATATATCCCGGCAAAAATAAAAGGGATTAGAAAATATCTTTTGTTTGTTATATATCACGAAATCGGGCACTATTTACTAAAACATCAAGAAAATTTTACGGGTTATGATAATTTAACTCGTGAAATAAATTGTGATTCTTTCGCAAGGGATAAAATTTTGCAAGGGCAAAAAGTTTTTGATTTTGCCGGCGAATCTAGCCCGGAAGTATTAAGCCCGGCAATAGCCCTAGAGCATAGCCCGGAAGTATTAAGCCCGGCAATAGCCCTAGAGCATAGCCCGGAAGTATTAAGCCCGGCAATAGCCCGGGCATTTTCGCTATATGCCGGGGATAATACCAAAAAGATTAAATTATATCATTATAGCAATCAAGATTTTAAGGGTAAAATTGAGCCGGGTTATTTTGGCAAGAATCATTATACTAAGGAATCAATCCGGGAATCGAATTTAGCCCGGAGTTTTTTTTATATAGGTAAGGGCAAGGAAAATTTTTTAGCCGGGGCGAAATATGTTTATATTGCGGAAATCGAACCGGGCAAGATTTACGATTTTGAAAAAGACCCGAAAAATTTAAAAGATTCCGGGAAAAATTTTAATGAAATTCTAGTATATGTTAAAAAATTGGGATATTTTGGAATATCCGGGAATAATGGCTTTAAGGTAGTTTGTTTATTCCGGGATATAAAATACATTGATAAAAAGATTTTAGGGGTTAAGGGTTGCCGGTTATCCTATGAAATCGGCAAGAGTAATCAAAAAGGGGGTAAAAATGTATAAAGCAAAAGTAAATGGAGATATTGGGGTTAAGGGGGATAATGGCAAGGGCTTGACCGAGTGGCATATTGACCATATAAAGCCCTGTAATTCCTTTAATTTAAGTGAGCCGGGAGAACAAGCCCTATGTTTTCATTACACGAATTTACAACCATTATGGGCTTTGTATAATTTGGAAAAAAGGATAAAATTATTTTAGACAGAGGGCTTGACAAAGCCCGGAAAATATGTTAGTATTTATTATGGATATAAAAGGAAAGATAAAAAAGGGGGATAAAGTGAAAAAAGAAAAAGCAAAGTTTTACGATTTTACCGGGAATATAATCGCTTATGAATCCGGGGAGTTAAAGGAAAATGATATATTAGTTTTATTTAGTGAATTGGTAAAAAGCAATATAATTGCCGGGTTACAAGGCAGTTATCAGCGAACCGCAAGGGCTTTAATAGAATCCGGCTATATATCAGATTCCGGGGAGATTTTAAAAGAATTTGACGAGGTGGAAAAATGACCATATATGAGATAAAAGAAAGAACTAAAGAAACAGAACCTTATTTTTTTAGTAAAAACAATATGAAGTTTGCCGGGCAATCATTAAAAAGTTTTAAGGTTTATAAACAAAAAGACGGAAAATTTTTAATTGTAGCCGAGAGTGGTAAAAATTGGAGTGAAAAACATTATACAAAAAGATTATTTAATCCATTAACGAATGAATTAGAATTTTTAACCGAGGGGGGTGTAAAATGTGGGATTTAATTTTAGCTAATATTTACAGAGGGTTAGCAGTAGAGAACGAATCAAGAGCCGGGCAAGATTTAGAACCTTTATCAATGGAACAATATATTACGGGTATATAATGATTAACGAATTGGAATCCATTGACAAGTATAAAGCCGGAACTTTAAGAGGGCAAGAGGTGTTAGAATTATTTAGTTACCTATTGAAATCCGGCAAGGTTTGGGATTTAGGATTTGGGAAGTTTGTTAATAGTTTGATAATCCGGGGATATTTAAGTGAATCCGGGGTTATATTAAGGGGGATATAATGCGATTGTGGAAGTGATTTGTTTATCGCAGAAAGAGTTACAGAAAGAGAGTTTTCTTGTATAAAGATTTGGGATTTGAATAACATTACTAAAGGAGTATAAAATGACTAAAACAGAGATAAGAGAGTGCCAAAAGTTAATCAATAATGGTAATGCTTGGCGATTAGAGGGTAGTGTAGGAAGATATGCTATGGATATGATAGAGAATGGCTATTGTATGCTTGGACTAAAGGGGCAAAGAAATGCTTATGGTGGTTATGTGCCTAGTAGGTTTGAGGTGGAAAAGGGAACTAAAGGTAGCCGGGATTATATGAAGAAAGTTAATGAGGAAAATGAAAATGAATTCTAAAATTTATTTAAAAAAGAATTGGAGAGTTACTCAAGCAGAAAGAGTTTATATATCCGGGGCGAGTTATAGACAAGCATTGACCTATATAAATGATTTAAGGTTAAGAGGTGTAAAGGATATTTTGGTAAAACCTATTGAGGTGTTAGAATGACCGAGAATGAAATCCGCAAGGAAATCAGAAGACTAAGGAAATCAATTAAAGACTTTCCGGCTAAGAGTAAAGCCCGGAAAGAGATTAAAAGGGAAATTAAAGACCTAAAGGGGCAGATTGCAGAAAAAGAAGTGATAGACCTAGCCAAAAAGCCCCTAGTAGACGAAATATTAAGACTTGACCCGGAATGTAGCCTATACGGAATCAAGTTATATAATCACAGCATTGAGAACCTAAAAATACACTTAAAAAAATTAAAAGCCCGGGGCTTGACAAAAGGAAAATAAAATGTTATACTTAACTATAAACAAAAGGAGATTTAAAAATGATTAGAACATATACGATAGAGAACACAGAAACCACTTATTTAAGGATATGGCAGAAAATAAATTTAGGTAAGGAAGTTTTAGAGCCGGATTTTTTTAAGCAAGAGGATATAAAAGATAGTAGCGATAGTTTAAGATTAAAGGTTTTTCAATATGACCAGAATACCCGGGTTTTTTGTATGGGAAGAACCTTATATATGGTTACAAGTGAATCAGCGATATATAATTATTTAGATACCGGGAGAGCAGTTACTTTTGACGAAAACAAAGGTTATTATAATCACGAAAAATCAAAGTTATATTTTTATAATGACCTTATTATAACCGACACAGAAATAATAAATTTTGAAAACTATAAAGATAAGGTAGGTATGAATTTAAAAGCGATTGCAGATATAGATAAATTAGATTGTAGTTTAATTTTCAATGAAGATTTAGTTAAAATTAAAAATAGAATTGCACAGATACAGGCAGAAGAAAAAGAAATCGAGAATCAAGAAAAGCAAGAGAAAATTAAAGGTAATGAAGAAGAAGAAAAATTAGAATCTTTAATCCGGCAGTATGATAAAATGACCATATTAGAAGATAAGGGAACGATAATTAAGGATAATTATTTTATTGATAAAGATAGTGGTTTTAAAATTGAATTCCGGGATAAAGTAGTAAATATTTTTAAGAAAGAACAATTAGTCAGAGATAGCGTATATTCCGGGAAATTTATCGAAATAGGATATGAAGATTTTTTAAATGATTTAGAGAGGTGTTATCAATGTGGAAAATATGACGAACCGATTGAAAAACAATTAGAAAATTTACCTAAAAAGTGGTTAAGATTTAAAGTTTATTCTTATGACCCGGAAACAAAAGCAGAAGTATTTTTAAAAGAAGTAAGGATAGAAAACAAAGTTAATGATAAGGGAAAATCAAGATTTACTATAAATGGAATAAAGATACCTATTCAAAAAATGCGAAAAGCAATAGAATTTATCCGGGGTGGTAGGTGGAGTGGCACAGATAAAAATACTTTAATACATAGATTGACGAACTTAGAGGACTATTTAGAGAAAATCCGGCTATTCTCCGGCACACAATTGGAATTGTTAGAGGGTAAGACCATAGAGATTAAATTAAATGGGTTGAGCATACCTATAAACTTTAATTTTACCGCAGAAGATAAGGAAAATTGGCAAGTAAACATTGATACTTTTTCAGTAAAAAGAGGATATAAAGATATTAAAACATTATCATATGATTTGCGAGGTGGTGGATTAAGTTCTATATCCGGGATTTGTGATACATTAAAAGCCGGGAAGATATTAGAGGATATTTTAATTGGTAAGATTCAAGGATATGTAGAAAAACGAAGATTAGCAGAAGAAAGAGCCGAAAATTTATTCAATGAATTTTTAGAGAAGAATAAAACCCGAGTATTTAAAAAAGAGGGTGGATATATTGTTAAAGGAAAATTAAAAAATTATTTGGTAAAAATGAAAGACGAAGAAAATTGCGGAGTTTGGACTTTTCCGGCAAACGATTATGTATGTATCGAGGAGAAAACTAAAGAGGGGAAATACTTATGTAAGTTTGATAAATTATTGCAGTTTTGTATATGTATGTTAAATGACGGAAATTTAAGAGAACAGATATATACGATACATTAAAAAGGGGGAAATTATGGAAGAAATTGATTTAGATTTAATGAAAGAAAAAATCGAACAATCCGGCAGTAAAGTAATTTGGACAGCGATAGAAAATTTAGACAATTGGAAAACCCGGGTGGCTTATAGAAAGGCATTTTTTCTAGCCGGGGGAAGTTTAGATTAAAATATATTTTATCCGGGGCTTGACAAAGCCCGGAAAATATGTTATACTTGCTTATAAAGATTAGAGGGCTTAACTAGAAAGGGGGATAAAATGAAAGTAATAGTATTAGACGAGAGTGGGCATACAGAATTAGCAGTAGAAACAATCGCAGAATTAAAAGAAAAAGTGAACCTAAAGGACAAGTTTGTTTTCGCAGACGGAAATTTTGTCAGCGAGGTTACTTTAGACGGAATTACGGAAATGCCTAGAGAAATTGTAGTTACGGATAGTTTAATTGGTGGCTAAACTATCCCATTACCCGGGAATGGGTAGGGTTTACCGAAAGAAACAAAACTCTACCCCGGCTTTATAAAATTATAAGGAGATTTTAAAATGAAAGATAATTTAAAAATCGCAATCGTAGGGCAAGGGGGAATCGGCTCTTATTTTACCCGGGGATTATCCGAGTTAATTAAAAAGGATATATCCGGGCTTGATAGAATCAATGTTATGGGGATAGATTTATTCGATATGGATATAGTAGAGGAGAAAAATTTATCATATACAACCTATGATATTGAGCATTTAGGGTTGAATAAGGCAGATGTAATGTCAGATTTGACCGGGTATAAGGCAATCCACGACAAAATAGAGAATCCCGGGCAGTTATCCGGGTATGATTTGATAGTTTTGTGTGTGGATAATAATACGACAAGATTAATCGCTTTAGAATCCGGGAAACCTTTATTAGATTTAAGGGCGAATGGGAAATCAATTTTTGCTTATTTAACATCAAAGGAATTGGATATAGATAATAAGTATATCAATTTGACTACCGAAAATAATTTAAAAGGTTCTTGTCAAAGAAAAGAAGATATTTTAGAAAAAAATATACAATTAGGAAATTCAATTGTAGCGAATGTTGGGTTGCAATTCCTATTGGACTATTTAAGAAAAGAAACGAAACAGAAAGAGTTAATACTCTATATATAAAAAGGAGATACAAAATGGATATAATGAAAAAATTAATATTGCAAATGAAACGAGAACAAATGGATAAAGATAATGCTTTTTATGAATACAGAATAAGAAGTAGAATAGAAAAAGCGGAATTAAAAGGAGAAACAAATGACTAGGACAGATATAATCAAGGAATTAGGAGTAGAAGATAAGGAAGAAGTTACCACAGAAGAATTGGCGAATGATTTACAATATTCTTTATGTCAGAATTGTGTAGAATACCCGGAAATGTATATCGGGCATTGTGGTAAATGTGTAAATTTAATTGAAACAGAAGAATAAGGAGAATAAAATGAGATTACTTTTCAGAATAGGAACTATAATTTTAGAAATCGGGGCAATGATAATGAAATTTTCAGCTTTAAGAATGAAATAATAGGGGGTGGAAAATGTTAAAAAAGGTATGGTTAAGTTTATGTAGCGATAGAATATTTAAAACAGAATCTCAAGCATTTTCAAGTGGAGAGGATTTTGTAGAGGGTTATTATTGCGATAAATGTAAATGCACGACTACCACAGATTGCGAATGTAATGAGCATATAAAACATATTCCTATATTACATTAAAATTGGGGGTGTATAATGGAATTAAAAGAACAAAATACTATATTTAATACCGGGGGTAGTATTTGGGGGGCGAAACCTAAGCAATATTGCAAATGCGAGAAACCCGAGAACCATATACAGAAAGACTTTTGCGAGAAATGTTTAAAAACTATTAGAGAGGAGAATTAAAATGAGGGCAATTATTACTTTAATCAATGGCGATAGAGAAACATTCGAAAAATTAACGGAAATTCATTATGGTTATGATAGAGGTTATATTGCTTTTGAAAATGATACAGAACAGACCGGGTTTACTAAGAACCTTAATGAGATAGCAGAAATAGAGGTATTTAATGACTAAAAATACTATTTTTTTAATGTTACCGGACAAAGATGCTCAAAAAAATTTTTTAGATGGCAAGATGATTTTTTTAAAAATTATATCGGGCGTATCCATTAAAAATTTTTTATATCCCAGCGTATACGCCAAAATTTACAAAAATTTTGAATAGCAGGAGGTTGTATGAAAAAAATTATTATTTTAGGGGTTATTTTATGCTACTTATTGGCTTTATTAGGGTTAGGAGTATTTGTATATGCAGTATTCTTTGAATTTTACCGGGTGGCAGGTATATTATTTAGTAACATTGGAATATAAAAAGGAGTATTAAATGACTAAAACAGAGATAAGAGAGTGCCAAAAGTTAATCAATAATGGTAATGCTTGGCGATTAGAGGGTAGTGTAGGAAGATATGCTATGGATATGATAGAGAATGGTTATTGTATGCTTGGATTAAAGGGGCATAGGGATTATTGGGGCAATTATGTGCCTAGTAGGTTTGAGGTTGAAAAGGGAACTAAAGGTAGCCGGGCTTATATGAAGAAAGTTAATGAGGAAAATGAAAATGAATTCTAATTTGGTGAAGACTAAAAAATTTTTATTATTTTTTGGCGGGGTGAAGGGCGAAATTAAGAAAATTTTTAATTTATTAGCCCGACCCGCAGAAATTTTATTTTCTTATTTTACCCGTGTTTTGCGTGAAAAAAATTTTTTCAAGCAGGTGAAGGCGGAAATAGAAGAAAAATCTAAGCCGGAATCCTTATTTTTGAAGATTTTAGAAGAAGAAAGAACAATTATTATCAAGAAAGGAGAACTAAAATGAATACTTGGTATGAATTGAGTTTGGTTTTAGAATCAGAGCATAAGAAGATACATATTTTAGATACTCAAAGTTTGGAAGTGGCAGAGGACAAGAGAAATGAGTTTGTTTTGACCGGGCTAAAGGTGGTAATAGACGAGTATATTATAAAAGAAGATAAGCCGGTATTAGTAGGAGAAATTAAATGATAATAAAATGTAGCCATTGTGGATATACAAAAGCAGTTATGGAATCAGAACTTATGGAAAATGATAATTGCGAATTATGTGGTGGGGCTATGCTTTTTGAACAATCAGCAGACTATTTGGCAGACCAAGAAAAAGAAGAAATCAAGAACGAAACAGAGGGTATGAATGAACAAATAGACAATATGCTTATATCGAGTATGATTAGGGATATTGAGAAAGTTGGCGAGGAAAAAGTATGGTGGGAAATTAATCATAGCGAAATGGATTTAAGATTATTGTTGATTCCGATATATATAGAAGCGAAACAGAGAATAAAGGAGAGTGAGAAATGAAAAAGATATTATTTAAAGATTTGCATATAGGACAAGCATTTATTTATGAAGATGAACCATATTTTAAAACCGAAAAGAATCGGGCTATGGGGTTTATGGGTGGTAAAGAATTTAATTTAGAAACAGAAGTAATATTATAAGAAAGCGAGGGATTAAATGGCTAGATGTAAATGTTTAGAATGTGGAGAATGGTTTAATCAAGATAGAGATTTGGAATTATGCGATAAATGTGTAGATTTATTTGATACAGAAAAATTATGGCAAGACCACGATAACAATTTGATTTGTGCAATAGATTTTAACGAGAATAAAAAATTAAGGGAAAGTTATAGGTTACATAAATAGAAAGGAATATAATATGGCTAATGATATTGATTTATGGCAAGATACTGAACAATTAGAAAGATTAGGTAGGAAGCAAGAAGCAATAGATTTATTAAAAGTTTTTAAATTTAGATATATAGAACGTAATGAGTATCAGTTAAAAAAAGTATTGCGTGAATTTGAAACTAAATATCATTATGACCCATTATAAAGGAGAACTAAAATGAAAGGAATTAAGGGGTGTAAAGGAATAAGAGGAATACCGATAATTAAGATTAAAAAAAATGTCTATATCCACGAAGTATGGCAGTTAGGGTGGTTTAGATTTAGTTTTTATAGATTAGGAAAGAAATTTACAATTCGATTGGAGGTGTCTAGTGGTTGGAACTAAAAAGAACATAACATCTTTTAAAAAAGGGCATATACATACCGAAAGAATAAAAAATAAGATTAGACGAACTTTAAAAAAATATTTTAAAACTCATTCATCTTATAATAAAGGAAAAAAATTATCTTTAAAAACTAAAATGAAAATCAGCAAAAACAGAACTGGAATTAAATGTTCAGAAAAACAGAAAAGATTTATGAGTAAAAAAATGAAAGGCAGAGCAACCTTATGGCTAAAAGGAAAGCCAATCAATTCTAAAGGACACCATTTAACCGAAGAACATAAAGAAAAGTTAAGAACGACAATTCAAAAACACCATATAGATTTAGATAAACAGAATAATAAAAAGAGAAATATTTTATATTTACAACCTAAAACTCATCAATATTTGCATAAATGGGCTTATAGATATTTAGTAGAAAAGAAAGAAATTAAAAAGTATTATAAATGGTTTAAGGAAAAATTAAAAAGGAGGAACAATGGTTAAGTTATTAGGATTTGCATTGTATTTAGTGGGTTGCGTTGGATTTACTTATATTTTAGCAGATTGTTATAGTGTAATTGTTCCGAGTTGTTTTGTTTTGGTGGTAATAGGGGATTTATTAATCAGAATAGCAGAATAATTAAGGAGGAGTAAAATGTTAAAGTTAAATGAATTTGTAAAAAAGTATGATAAAGTATTATTCATACTAGGGTTAATGGTAATCGCATTATTGATGTTAGGATTAACAAATGGTTTTGCAAAAGATGACGACAATGTTACCGACACAGGAAACGGAAAAAGGGGTTATATATTAGTAAATTCAGATAATAAACATCAAGGAGTTTGGACAGACCCGAGTTTTTTGAAAGGGGAAAAAGGAGATACCGGGTTACAAGGTATACCGGGAATACAAGGGATAGCCGGGACTAACGGAACGAATGGAATCAATGGTGTTAAGGGCGACAAAGGAGAACAGGGTTTACAGGGACTTAAAGGCGACCCGGGGATTCAAGGTTTGCAAGGTTTTAATGGAGTTGACGGAACGAATGGTTTAGACGGATTAAAAGGAGATAAAGGGGATAAGGGCGACAAGGGAGATAATGGGTTAGATTTTGACCCGGCAGAAGTAATTAGATTAGACAATAGAATAAATGTAGAAACTAAGCAACGAAAGACAGCAGATAATAAATTACAAAATAATATTGATAAAGAAACTAAACAAAGAAAACAAGCAGATACTAAGTTAGACAATAAGATAATAAATGAAACTAAAAACCGCAAGAGTGCAGATAAAACTTTACAGAATAACATAAACACAGAAACAAACGAAAGGAAGTCAGCAGATAAGACAGAAAAAACAGCAAGGATATTGGGAGATAAAAAGTTACAAAACAATATCAATATAGTAGATAATAATAGTCAAAGTAGAGATGTTAATTTACAAAACAATATTAATAATGAAGCAACGACAAGAGCCACAGCAGATAATCAGTTAAATAATAGGGTTGATGATGTGAGTAATAGAGTAAGTAAACTCGAGAGAACGCAGTATATTGTTAGAACAGAAGTAAAATTTATTCGAGAAAAGCATTTAGAGATAGGTGTATATGGAGAATATAATGTAGGAAGAAATGTTTGTAGCGAAGTAGGATTGAATGTAGTTATCCCTATTGGCAATTCTTATTTGGATAGGGAGAATAAGAAAATTAATGCTAGATTAGATAGATTGGAACAAAAAGTAGGTGGGGCGACGATAATTGAACGAACGATTGATAAAAAGGGTGTAGTGAGGTCAATAAGCATAACACAAGGGCAGTTAGCGGTTAACGGGGGGTTTTAAGTAGGTAATCGGGGTTGGATAAGTGCATTACAATATGAACAGATTACAAGCATAATTCAATTCAGCATAGATGAGAAAGCGAGGAAATAATGAACACGAAAAAATTTATCGAGATAGGAAATATATTTGATTTTGCGGAAGCAAGATTACAGAAAAAGGTCAGCAGAGGAGATATGGAATATTATACTGCCCTTGATGTGATTGATAATGCGGTAAAGATTAGAGAATATTTGGACAAGAATGGGGGAAGAATAAAGATTCCTACACAGACGAAAGAAGAAAGACGATTTAATGACGCAAAAAGAAAAATGAGGGATTATTGGGGTAGAGGTATGATAAAAAATGATATTCAACCTCACACCAATAAATCGTATTTATGTGAGGATTAAAATGAAATTTAATTATATATTGGGTATATATTGTTACCATTGTAATAGATATTATGACCCCTATATAGAGGTTTATATTAATGTTTTGTGCGAAGAAAGTGTAAGTTGTGGAAAAGGTCATTTATTAGGTTACACTTGGGACTTAAATTGGGAAAATTTTTGGAAGGACGAATGATTAGATTTTATCGTTTAGATAAATTTAGCGGAGAATTTATGTTATACTTACATTAGAAAGGATAATTTATGGACTTTTTAGACATATTGGGTATTAGTCAATTATTAGAATGGGGTAAGGACAAGTTAGGGATTGTTTCTAAGGAAGAATCCTATCATTCTGAACAGATTAAACCTAAGATATATTCATTTAGACCCAAGACCCTATTACAATATATAGGGCAATCCCGGGCTAAAGAATTAATTAATATTAATTTGCAAAAAATAAAAGAAATTAAACCAGTTCATTTTATTATTAGTGGAAGCAAAGGAACAGGAAAATCTACATTGGCTTATATTATCGGAAATGAATTAGAATATGAAATCTCTACTTATGTAGCCGGGTCATTTACACAAGAAAATTTAATTCAATTTTTAGTAAAAAACGCAGATGCTAAAAAAACACAAATATTATTTGTAGACGAAATCCACGGATTAGAAAAATCATTAGGCGAATTTATGTATCCTTTATTAGAGGACTTCTTATTGCCTGTTGGTAATCTAAAAGTAAAACCATTTATCTTCATAGGGGCAACCACAGATAAGAACATACTGCAAAAGAGATTAGCCCCTATGATTGATAGATGTCAGAGTGTAAACCTTGAACATTATTCCGCAGAAGATATTAAAGCCATATTAAAACAATATAACGACCAATTATATAAATTAAATATCTATGAAGAAGATTATGATTTACTTTCAGTTAATACTCGTTATACTCCAAGAATAGCGATTAACTATTTTGACGACCTCGTAATCTGTAAAGATATGAAAAAAGTTTTAAATGCTCATCAAGTTATAAAAAATTCTTTAACTACAAATGATTTAATTGTATTAGAGCATTTAGCAGAGATAAATAAACCAGTTGGGGCAGAAGTATTAGCAATCATTACGCAGACCACAAAGCAAGACTATATGACCCTACAAGAACCATTCTTGATTATGGAAAAATACATTTCCCGATTAAGTAGAGGTAGGGTTATTACTGATTTAGGTAAAAAATTATTGCAGGAGTTAAAATGAGAAAAATAATTGAATGTATAATTATAGCGATACTCACAATCTTCTGTTTATTTACTTTGGCTAGAGCAGATTTAGTTACTATTGCACGAAACGAAATAGGTAATGGAGAACTTGGTGGAAATAATAAAGGTATTTATGTTGAGCAATATTTAAACTGACAAACTAATCTTCCGTGGTGTGCCGGATTTGTTTCTTATTGTTTAAAGAAGAATGGAAATAAGATTCCGTATTTATTAAGAGCAAAAAGTTTTGTAGACTATGGTAAACTATTATCAATTAAAGAACTCAAAAGTGGAGACTTAGTTATTTTTAATCGTCAAGGTGGTGGGCATATAGGCATAATTGAGAAGATTAATAAGGATAGTTTTATCAGCATTGAGGGTAATGTAGGCAATTATCCAGCTAAGGTTAAAAGAATTACACATCAATTTAGTGATAACAAGATTTATAAATTTGTGAGGATATTATGATAATCGCAGAACAGTTAATTAAATACAAAGAATACTTAGTTGCTCGTTCTCTTAGCATTAATTATCATAATGTTATTAGGATATGGCTTAATTATTTGCAGACCAAAGGGTTAGAAACATTTACGCAAGAAACTATAACGCAATTTTTTACCGAAAATAATTATAAAGTTAATAGCAAGAATCATTTTATCAGAGCCGGGAGAAATTATTACAATGAATTTTTGTCGCTGCCAAAAGAAAATAATGAATGGAGCAAAGTAAAATTAATTAAATCTGAAAGGAACATACCAAACTATATTAGGGAAGAAGAATTAGATAAGGTTATAGCTCAAATGATTACGCACAAATCGGGCAGACTAATGAACTCGACTAAATTAAAGGTATTATTACATTTTTGTTATTATAGCGGTTGCAGAAAGCAAGAGATTTTAGATTTAAAAAGAGCAGATTTTGATTTAGAAAATAATTCAGCAAGGGTAAATGGTAAGGGCAGTAAACAGAGGATAATCTGTTTTACTTCTAAAGTATCAAAAGAATTATTAGAGTATTTTGCAGGAGAAAAAGAAGTTACTAATGCTTTCAATGTTACTGAAAAACAATTAAAATACTTGCCAAAGATTATGGCTAAGTATTTGGGTAGAAATTGTTACTTGCATTTACTAAGACATAGCTTTGCCCGGAATTTACTATTTAATAAAGGGGTAGATATGAATACTGTGAGCAAACTTTTGGGGCATAGTTCCATAGCGACCACTATGATATATATAAATCCTGATGAAAAAACTATATCAGATACTTACAGAAATAAGGTGGGATAGGAGGAAATAAAATGTCAATTAGAATAATTGGAGGTAGTAATGCATTAAATATGGAAATAAGGGCAGTAGTCGAGGAATTTATTTCTATATTTCCAGATTTAGAGATTCATTCCATAAGAGTAGATGGAAAATTTAATTATGCAACTCAAAAATTAGAATATGGTATATACGCAGATGTAAGAGAAAAAGGTCAGATATTTTTAGGAATGAGTAGTTAAGGAGAAACTAATGAATACTTGGTATTTAATAGCGACCCCGGATAATAGGAAGAAGTATGGATTGAGAATGTTGACTAAATCTATATTTTCTTTTAATAAAGTTAATCAGACTTTAAAATTATTAAAAAGAACATACCCTAAGAATAAAATTTTAGTTTTAAAAAGAACGTGTAAGATTGTAAAGGAGATAGAATGATATATAAACTTTTCTATATAATGATGTTAATAGGGTATTTAGGTTTATCTTTGCAGACACCGGATATTAAAGGCAAATTAATTGGTATTTTATTATTAATAGTTAATGCTTTAATATTTTATAAATAGAGGAACTTAAATGAATATTAAAAAATGTCCTAAATGCAAAACAGATAAGGACGTAAATTATTTTGACAGATGTAAACGAAATAACGACGGATTTCAATTATGGTGTAAAGATTGTCGGAAAGAATATCGTTCAATTAATAAAAATAAAATTAAGGAATATTATGCTAGACCCAGCGTTAAAGAAGCTCATAAAAAATATCGAGCTAGACCCAAAGTCAAACGACATGATAAAAAATATCAAAAAGATTATTATTTAAAAAATAGACAAAAAATACTAAAATTTCGCAAAAACTATCGGAAAACACATAGAAAAGAAATAAACTTTTACATGTATAATAAAGCAAAAACCGATATTCGTTTTAAAATTTTATGTAATTTAAGAACAAGAATAATACACGCTTTAAAACATAATTTTAAATCAAAATCAACCGTGAAATTACTTAGTTGTTCAGTAGAATTTTTGAAAAAATATTTAGAGAGTAAATTTATAGTAGGAATGACTTGGGATAATCATGGTTTATATGGTTGGCATATAGACCACATAATTCCATGTTCCAGTTTTGACCTTAGTAAACCTGACGAACAGCGTAAATGTTTTCATTATACAAACCTTCAACCATTATGGGCGAAAGATAATCTTTCAAAAAGTAATAGAGTTGGAGAAATATAAAAATGGAAAAGAAATCAATTTGTTCAATTCATAGGGAACTCGACGATTTGATTGTCGACATAGGCAATCTGAGCCTTGTATTTAACGACAGGAAGGCTCTGGTTGACATTTTAACTAAGATGAGAGTATTATTACTCCTGGCTATGGAATCCGGGCAAAAAATGGAAGATAGACTTACTGCTTATAGATTAATGATAGAGGATTTAGGGTTTATTAGAGATAAAGACCATAAATTAAAAGATGAGATTGCGAATTTAAAACAGCGATTATTCGAATTAGAAAGCGATAAAGAATGTATGCCGGAGGATATACTCGAATGAATCCTGAATTAGACAGACTAGCCAAAGAATATATTGAAACTAAAGATAAGACTATTTTAGTTAAGATATTTAAATTATTAAAACATATTTTAAAACAGAAAGCTTCTTTTGTTTATTATCAGAAAACTTTTCACGAAGGAAAACTTACAGGGCATATTAAAGCATTAGACGGAAAGAAAACTCCGGTGTATGAACATAATTTTAGATTAGTAGATACTAAGCAGACAGAATTAGAAGATGTTGAACAAGAACTTGCAATTGAGGTAATTAGAATTCTTAAAAAATATAAACCGACAGAATCTTTTGAAACATATTTATTCGCTGCGATTTGGAATTGGACACCAAAATTCGCTAGGAAAAATAAATTCTTTAATTACCTAAAATTTAACTCAATGAATGTAGTTGATGACACAGGAAAAGAGAAATCTTTAATTGATGATATTCCACAGGAAAAATCCGTGGCAGATGAGAATTTTACAGATATGTTCGAAAATTTGAATGAAAATGAAATAAAAATAATAAATTTATTTCAGGAAAATGGTAACATAAAACAGACAGAAATAGCTCGTATAATTGGGGTTACAAAACAAAGAGTAAAACAAATTTTGCAAGGATTAAAGAAAAAGTATGTTGAATAAAAATTTTGCGGAGTATTTATGGTATACTTTAGTATAAAGGTTTAAGATGAGGTAACTATGAAAAAATGCCCAAGCTGTAAAAGAGAATTAAATACAACTGAGTTTTATAAATCCAAAAGAGAAAAAGATGGATTTAATTACTATTGCAAAGTCTGTCAAAGTAAAATGAGGAAAGAATATTACATAAATAACAAAGTAAAAGAATTAAAACAACATCAAAAATATAATAAATTACACATTAAAGAAATAAAAGCCCGTTATCAAAATAGCAAAGAGCATAATCGGAAATATCAGAATTTTAAATATAAAACAGATTTAAATCATAGAATTGCGAAATGTATGCGTGCAAGATTAGCGAAAGCGTTAAAAAGAAATACTAAATCAGGTAATGCAATAAAATTATTAGATTGCAGTATAGAATTTTTAAAATATTATTTAGAAAAACAGTTTTCTAAAGGAATGTCCTGGTCGAACTATGGAAAGTGGCACATAGACCACATTCGACCCTGTAACAGTTACGATTTAAGTAAGCCGGGAGAACAAGCCCTATGTTTTCATTATACGAATCTACAACCATTATGGGCTTTAGATAATATGAAAAAGCATGATAAAATAATTAAAGGAGATTAAAATGCATAAATGCCAAGATTGTGGAGAAAAATTAAGCAGAGCAGATTCTAAGAGATGTAGAATTTGTTTTAATAAATGGACAGAGAAGAATAAACAACTGCCCATAGCCCCTATTGGCAAAGAAAAGAAACAAGATTTGTCAGGGATAATTAATGATTTATTAAAAGAAGAACTTTCAAAAGTTCAACCTTATAAATCTGCTCCACAAACTAAAGCAGATATTAAAGGAGATACTTTAGTTATTCAACTTAGCGATTTACACGCAGGTAAAATTGTAACAGACCAAGAAGGTCAAACTATATATGATGAAAATATTTTTAGAAAGAGAATAGATATTCTTTGTGAACAAATCCTAAAATTATTAGATAACAATATTAGCAAGGGTGTGCCTATCAATGATGTTGTTATTCTTTCTACCGGAGACCAAGCGAACGGAGAAAACATATATGCTACCCAAGCATATGAACAGGAATTAGCCCCACCAAAACAAGTTATGTTAGTAGTTGATGTAGTTACAAAATTAATTACATCACTATTAAATAGGAAACTAAATGTAACTTTTTATGGTGTTAGAGGAAATCACGGAAGAACCGGAAAAGATACAGATGTAACTTCTAACTGGGATTTGCAGATTTATTTAATTTTGGATTTCTGGGCAAGATTAGTTTTAAAGAATCCGAGATTAACTATTAAATTTGCAGAAACAGAACATATGGTTTTAGATATTCGAGGACACGGATATTTAATCCGTCATATTGCCCCGGAACAATGCGACAGTCCGGCAGGTAGGGCAAAGATTAATGAATGGGCTAGAAGGCATAAAGTAGAAGCAGTAGTATATGGACATTGGCATCACTTTGGATTTAATGATGTTGACGGAGTAAGGGTATTTAGAGGGGCATCTCTTGTAGGTGGAGATTCTTTATCCGAATCAATGGCTAAACATAGTGAACCAATACAATTAATTTGGGGAGTTAATGAATCAAGAGTTTCGACCTTCTTTTATGCAGTTGATTTAGCGGAAAAGAAATAGATATCGGGGAGACCTTGCTTCCAACCATAATGCTAAAGTTGAGCTGGCAAGTCAGAAAAATAAGGGCAAGTATCTCCCCAGCCCTATAATAAGGAGAAGTAAAATGACAAAACAATTAACTAGAAGAAGAGAAACTCCTGTTAAACAGAGAAGTGCCGGAGTTTATCAGCAAAAGGTAGACCAAGTAACTGATTGGTATAATAAATTAGTTGAGAATAGGAAAAAAGAAGTTATTAATCCAAATACTAAATTACCTATTAAATTAAAAGAATTAAAACCATTAGAGTTTTATTTGGATAAAATTAAAAAGGCGGTAGGATAATGTATACATTCACTTGGTTAGAGTTATTAGTTTTTGTAATAGCATTAACAGTATTAGTCAAAATATTAGTTGATAAATATAGGTCATTATAAGGAGATATTATGAATGAAATATTGAAAGACATAATTATGGTGGCATCAGGAATCGTAGGAGGAACTTTATTTATCGTATTAAAGAATAAAATATTTGGCAAAGCTAAAGAAGCAGTTGTAAAAGTTATTCCTGATGAAGATAAAGCCAAGATAAAAGAACTATATGAAAAAGGTTTAGTTCCAAAAGCGGTATATGAAGAAGTATTCCCAGTTACTCCAGTAGTTACAGAAACATTTAACACGACAAAAGCAGTTACCGGTTTAGTTAATATTAAAAATCCTGTTCTGTGGATGAAAGATATTGCGTCTATATTTAATCTAAGGAAACTAATTATAGTTGGGGTTATCTTGAGTGCTATATGGGGTTATGGCTATTATAAAGGTAATACAGGAAAACCAGTTAATTTAGTTATTAGCGTAGAATCAGAATTTACTATTCCAGTTCCAAATAGTGTATTAGCATTAGTAAAAACAAAAGGTTCTACTGAATTAAAGTGGGTTAATTTAGAAACCGGAAAAGTAGTAGCAATTGTAAAGGTTAAGGATATACCTGAATTAAAGAAAATATTAAAGCCATATGGATTTAGATTAAAACCGTTTGTTACTGTTGGCGGAAGTTTAGGTGAATCTAAAGCAGGTTTTGAAGGTGGTGCAGGTATTGATTTCTTTAAATGGTTTAAATGGAATGCCAATGCCTTTGTAACTAATTTAGGTGGTTATTTAGGTGTAGGATATAATATAACAGATAATTTCGATATAATGATTGGTGCTGGTAAAGGCTGGAAAGGTGATAATAGAGTAGGATTATTTGGTAAGTTTAAATTCTAAAGGAGATAACAATGAACTCATGCGATAAATGCAAATTATGTTTACCCAATAATTATTTAACACCTGTTATTATGCGGAATCAAAGAGGTCAAACTAAAAAAGGTTATTTATGTATTAATTGTAAATCAATAATTGATGTAGAGCAGAAAGGAAAAGAAGATGTTAAATAAAGTAATTAAGTTACATTATGCATTGATTTTATTTTTAGTAAGAGAACTTCCTAAAAAACGTTCTCCAAAAGAATTAGTTTATTTTATCAGAGACGTTTTAAAGCAATATTATAAGATTCATTTACAAGAATATAAGAATTTATTGCTTATATTAGACCCGGAATATCGTAAACAGAAGTCTGAATTCGATAAGCATAATAAGGTCAAAGCAGACCTTCAGAGGGCTTTGAAGATTTTACAGTATATTGACCGGAAAATGGTAAAAGAAGGCAAATCTAGGCAGTCAATTAGGCAATTTTGGCTAGATTTCACTAAGAATGCCCAAGTACGGGAAGATGTAATGGAAGGAATAAAGAAGGAGATAGGATAAAATGGAAATTTGCCCTAAATGCGGTACACGATTTATTCAATTTAGCAATATTACGGATGAATGTTACTGTTTAGTTAAAAAATGCAATTTTAGATGGTTTATGCATTTAATTAGAAATAAAATAGAGAATATATATTTAAGAACAAGCATGTATGTCGAAAGGGTTTAATATGAAATGCTTATATATTGATACTGAATGTGATACAGATGCTTTTATGTGTAAAGAATGTACATTATATATTCAGTTAAAAGAAAAGGAGAATTAAAATGCCTTATATTAAAGCTGATGATGGAAGAAGAGAAGCATTGAGAAAAGGCGAACCTGCTTTATCCGCAGGGGAACTTAATTATCAAATATTTTATTTTGTAAAACATGTTGATTATGGAATCGGTGTAGAAAGTATTATTCGTGGTTATGTTGAGCAGTTTTTGGGTGCGAAACCCAATTATCAAAGATATAATGATATGACTGGAGCTTTGATTAGATGTGGTAAAGAAATTTCTAGAAGATTGCATAAAAATATTGGTTATTATCTAGAAGAACTGATGGAATCTTATGATGAACAGATTGCAATTTATGAAGACCTAAAAATTTCGGAAAATGGAGACGTAGAGTAGAATGGATAAACAGATAAGCCATCTGATTACTGAATCATGTAAAAAATGCGGGATTGACTATAAATCGTGCAATCCGAACTTTGTTAATTTTACGAATGACGCACAATTATTAGGTCAATTATACAAAGATTTAATTGATATTGCAGGAAAACTGGAAGAAATTTCGCAAAGGCATAATGATTGTGGTTTAAATATTGCATTAGAAAAAGCGATAGCAAGTATTTCCGAGATAGACCACGATTTAGTAAGAGTAGCTACGCAAATACGTGAGGAAGAAAAATGTTAAAGATACTATTCGTATTTATAGTTGGTTTTATTGAACAACTACTTTATACGAGTTATCTTCTTAGCGTTACAAAGAAGCAAGTAACTACATCAACTATTTTGATGGTAGTTTACATGTCCATATACCTTTTTATTATAAGTTATGCAATCAAAGATGGCGATACAGTTCCTTTATTAGTGGCTTATGCATTATCGTGTGGAGTAGGTAATTGGGTTATTATGAAATGGGAAAATAGGAAGAAACCAAAAAATGCAATCGACCATACATCGGTATAGGGAGATAAATGAAAAGACCAACTAGAAATTATTTAAAAATTTTAAACGAATTTATCAATACCCAGTCTCCTTTTGATTTAGAAATTCTGGGTTCTATACATTATGATAAATGCTATCCGTTTATATCTTTTCATACTCATTCTAAATTAGCGAAGTATAATGTTGTAATTAATTCCGGGGCTCATGGAACAGAATCAATTGGAGTAAGAGTTATGCTTAGATTCTTGCAGGAATTTAATAAAGAATTATTAGGACAGTATAATTTTATATTATTTCCTATAGTTAATCCGTATGGATATTCTTATAATGTTAGAAAGACAGGAAAAAATCAATATGGCAATACTGGATTTAATCAAACTAAAGAAGAAAATCTTACGGAAGAAGCAAGATTAATAGGTGAAGCAATACCAAATAAAATTGATTTATTTATCGACATTCACTCTGATACAGGAAAAAATGGATTTTATCTTTATGAAAGAAAAAGACCGGATAAAAAATCATTAGCAGAAGAAAGTTTATTAACATTGAAGAAAAATAAATTACCGGTACTAGATTCTGATACAGTTTATCAAGAAAAATGTATAAAGGGTGTAGTAGTTCAACCTATAAAAGATGGTTCGATGGATGATTCAATGTTTCAAAGGGGTGCAATATATTCTTTATGTATTGAAATACCCGGAAAAATACCAGAAGATAATCAAATGATTGGTGGTTTATTATTACTAAATGAAATTCTCTCAAAATTTAAGGAGACAAAATGAAAAAATTAGTTTACTGTGATGGTTGCAAATGCGGAACATGTAATTCATGCGGAAAAGAACCGGGAATAAAAGAAGAGTATGTATGTGATACGTGTGGTCAAAATCTTAGTCAGGGTATTCCGATTACGGTTACTTTTGGGTATGGTTCTTCCTTAGATGGAACAGAATATAATTTTTGTAATTATATATGTCTATTTAAATTCATCGCAGCAGAAAATGCAAAGGAGTCTAAATGAAAAAAGTAATTAAGAAAAAAAGTGTGATTCTGGATGTAATCGAATGCGTGATAATAGGATTATTTTTAGGCGGAGTATTAGTCTTAGGAATTACACAGTATCAGACGTTTGATAAAATAGAAGATTTGACTTTACAGTTAAAATCTTCTGAAAGAATAACAGATTACACTTTAAAAGGTGTAGAAAAAGATATAGAGGATAATTATAAAGATTTAGATAAAAAAATAGAACAAGTTCCCGAGAAAGAAAAATTAAAAAAATTGGAACTTGAAGCAAAATTAAAACAAATAAATGTTTTTGTAGTTAATGAAACAATCAATGCAACGGGTAGTGGAGTTACTATTAAATATAAAGATAGATACTACGTTTTATCTGCCGGGCACATGGCTACTACACCGACAGATAAATTGTCTCTAAGTGAAAACGGAGAAACTATCTGCGAATTAGAAATTGTAAAACAGGATTATAGCGAAGAATTAACGAAAGATGGTAATGATTTACTTTTATTAAGACCAAAAGACCCAAACATTGTTCCTAGAATATATGTAGAAATAGCGGATATAGAACCAGAAACCTCGAATGAATTGTATATAGTAGGTAATCCAATGGGAGTTGAAGACGTAGTTAGCGATGCGAGAGTAATCATGTATCAAGGAAATTTTATGTATATGATTGCAACTTCTTCTTACTTTGGAAATTCAGGTGGAGGAATTTATACAAGAGAAGGTAAATTAGTAGGGATAATGTCTCACTTAATTCCGGTTCAGCCTTCTCCGACCGTTCCTGCTTGGATGATACACGGTTGCGTAAGATTAAGTGTAATACTAGAATTCTTGAGGGGGGTGAGTTAAGATGTTTAAAATAGACGGATACAAGTATACCACTTACTTAATCGGTGCAATGGAAAAACCGAAAGAGAAAGACGACGGTCAATCTCAACGTACTGAAGTTGAAAATGAACTATTGTTGAGAAATATTTATCCGATTAATCCAGTAAGATTAGAAGCAATGAAAACTGGAATGTCGACAGATGCAGTAAAAGAGAAAATGAACGGATGGTTAGCATCTGGTAATTGGGATTTGTTTAGTGCTAAAGCTAAAGAAATCTGGAAAGGAAGATATTACATTGACCCAGAAAAGGGAATAATGCATATTCCCGGAGATGAAGATTATTGTTTAATTTCAGATTGGTTAACATTTACGTTACATAAAGGAGATGTGTGTTGTGGAAGTTATGCAGAATGCGGTATAGGTATGAGATATGATAAACCGTTATATCTTATCACAGACATGCCTAAAAAAGAATTACCTAAAAGTCTGATTCAAATGATTTTGAATACAAATGGAGAAGTATTTCCTACAGTCGGGAAATATTTAGAGTTTATTGATGAAAAGTATAAATTGAAAAGAGTAGAACCTAAAATCGTAGCAGAAAAGAAAGAGGAGAAATAATGTCAACTGAGATGAGACAGTTCGGTTCCGGGGCTACACGTAACACAGATGCAGGAAAGAATGATTATGAAGGATTCCTAAGTCCGTTAGTTATTGAGGAATTTGGTAACTATATGACTAAACATCGGATACAAGCTGATGGAAAATTAAGGGATTCTGATAATTGGCAAAAAGGAATACCAAAAGATGCCTATATGAAATCATTATGGAGACATTTTTTGGATATGTGGTTTATGCATCGTGGTCATAAAAGATATGATGATATTACAAAAGAAGAATTAACAATGTCAGGAGTATTATGTGCAATTTTATTTAATGTAATGGGGTATTTACATGAAACATTAAAAACTACTAAGGAGGTAGAGAAATGAGAGACGAGTTAACAACAGCTTTTATTATTTTTGCAATGATTGATTTAACGTTGGTAGGAACTACGTGTGTGGCGGTAATTTTGTTAGTGAGAAAAGTAATGTTGGGTAGAGTAGAAATAAAGATTGCTGGGAAAAAATTAAGATTAGATAGAGAATTTGTAACAACTGGTTTAAAAGTAGACCAGACAATCACAGGAGAACTAGAAGGCAGACAGTTCGTGAGTGAATAATATGGCAGACCCTAGAGATAAAGAAACTAAAAAGACAGAAGTAAAACTTCCAGAAAATGTTCCTATCGACTATAATTTTGAAAGAATGCTTAAATCTTTCATCAAGAATGTCGATAAATTAGGAATATTAAAAGAAGTGAAGGCGAGACGTTATTATATAAAGCCATCGGAACAAAAAAGAGAAGAAGCCAAAAAAAGGAGAAAAGTTTGAAAATTTGCAAGGCATGTCAAATAAAATTTTCTCCTAAATTCAATAATCAGAAATGTTGTTCTGATGAGTGTAGTCAGATAAATTATGACGAATATCGAAAGAGAACATTAAAACACGCTAAAGAGTATTATTCCGTTAATAAGGAAAAAATAAAAATAAATCATAAGAATTATAACATAAAAAACAGAGAAAAGATTTTAAATAAACAAAAAGAATATAATAGAAAACACAAACAGGAAATAAAAGAATATAAATCGAATTATCAAGTTAATTATCGTAAAACACATAAAGAAGAAATAAAATTAAAAGCACGGTTATATATGAAGTTAAGAAAGAAAAATAACATAAATTTTAGACTACTGTGCAATATGAGAAAAAGAATTTGGAATGCATTAAGATACAATTCAAAGTCATCGAAGACTATAAAATTACTTGGGTGTGATATCGATTTTTTGAGGGTATATTTATGTAATTTATTTGCTGATGGTATGACATGGGATAATTACGGGAAATGGGAGATAGACCACATAATTCCATGTGCAAGTTTCGATTTAGATAAAGAAACAGAACAGTATAAATGCTTTCACTATACAAATCTCCAACCTTTATGGATGAGAGATAATAGGATTAAACACTAATAGGAGGAAATATGCTTTATAATGAGATTGTTAAGTATTTCGAAACGGACGAAGATATTGCCAAGTTATTAGGAAAGTTAGCCAAGGATTATTTTGATGAAATTGATAGCATTGGCGGTCAGTTAATCGGGGGAGTATTAACCACTACGGATGAACTTAATACCGTTAAGACACAGTTGGCTGCGATAATAGCCAATCTCCAACCAATATACAGCAAAGCATTATCATTAAAGAAACAGAAAGAATATAGGTTTTATGTTTCTAAAAAGTTAAATTCAGAAACAACCGGAGTAAAATTCACTGATGGCAGTGCCACGATAGAGGCGAAAGATGCGGTTAGAAACTATCGAAATGCCCGGGATTTGATTTGTGGGTACTTGAAATCCGCAGAGAGTCTTTATTATGATACAAAGGATAGAGTTGAAGCTAATCGTAAAGAATATAATAAAACGGAGAGATAATGGAAAGTTGTCCGAAGTGCGATAGCATATTTATTCAAGTGGATAACATATCAGATAACTGCTATTGCTTGGTTAAAAAGTGTCATCATAGATGGTTTCAAAAATTAATTAGGAAAGATGTAGAAAATATTTATTTAAGAACATCAATGCATTCGGAGATAATCAAATGAAAATTTGCCCTAAATGCGGTAATTTAAGTGAAGATAATCAGAACCTATGTTCTGCTTGCGGAGAATTATTAAATGAGTAATTTTAGTTTATTTTTAGGAGCATTATTAATTATCGATATAGGTATGATTATATCTATTATATTTATATTTTGCGATAGTAGAGAGGAAGAAATTGAGTAAAGTTATAGTATTGGATTTTGGTTATATTATGCATAGAGCAATCTTTGCTTATCGTCATATGCAGGAAGTTCCAGTTACATATACATTTTTAAGAATGTGTATTGGCTACTTAAAGAAAATTGGTTTAGGGAAAGATGATATCGTAATCGCAGCAATAGATTATGGTTCATGGAGAAAAGAAATAGATAATGTTTATAAAGCTCAACGTAAAGATTTTAGGGAGTCAAAAGAGGATTCAACATGGTGGAAAACTGTTTATGATGAATTTAATCAATTTACTGAAGTTTTAGATTTAGCATTACCGTGGTATTTTTGCAAGACATATAAAGTGGAAGCAGATGATTGGGCTTCAGTAGCATGCAGATATTATACCGATAGGGAAATTATTTTAGTTTCAAGTGATAAAGACTGGGAAATGTTATGTAACTTTCCAAATGTAAAGATATTTTCGCCAATGACTAAAAAATATAAAATAGTAAAGAATCCTATGAAAGTTTTAATGGAAAAGATTCATGGAGACGTATCCGATAATTTACTTACTGTTCCATCGTCAGAAATGGAGTTTGACCGTAGAAAAAAAATTGTAGATTTAATTAATCCTTTACCGGATTTTATTGAACAACCAATATTAGAAAAATTTAAATCATTTTTACCAAAGAACCTGTATACGAGAAAATTACCTTATAGAAGTATCGCTGCTGATATTGATAAATTATATCGGAGGAATAATGATTAAAGTTATAAAGAAAATTAGAAAAATGGTATGCGGAAGATGCAATAAAACATTAAACGGTATTACTGCAAAAAGAAAAGGATGCTGTAGTTGTGGCGGTCAAGGCAAATATGATGATTATCACTATACAATGATAGTAGGTAAATATGCCTACGATATGGACACAATTAAATAAGGAGGAGTAAAATGTTAGAATTAAAGGGTACAATTCAAGTCAAAGCAGGAAATGGGAAAGGTTTTATGGTTACAGGTCAAGAAGGTTGGTTTAATTGTGCGGACACATCAATTTTAGCTAAATATGAAAAGGGTGCTGAAGTTGTTGTCGTCTATGAATTAAACGGAAAGATTAAAAAGGTTTCTGATATTCGTGGAACAGTTAATGCTGCTCCAGTTGCCCAAAAAGCACCTGAACCAGTTAAACAAGAAGCACCAAAACCATCCACGACTGGATATGCATGTGAAAAATGTGGAAAAGAATTAAAAGATGGTAAATTTAAAAAATGTTATGAATGTAACATCGCAGCAAAAGCTGCACCAGCAGAAAATAACACCGCATTAGATGCACCCGGTCCAGAAATCGGTCCGAAATGTGTTGACTGCGGTGTAGCATTAAAAGATGATAAATATACTAAATGTTTTCCTTGCAATAAAAAGAATCCGGTTAAGAAACAGTGGAAACCTAAATCTGGTGGCTATGATACTCCAGAAAAAACCGCACAGATTCAAAAAGGTAATGCATTAAATGCAGCAGCAGCAGTATTATGCGGTGCTCAATGCCTAGACGGTTTAGACCCAGAAGGTATTGCACAGGTTACACGAATTGTAGCAGATTCATTGTTAGATTATTTAAAACAAGACTAAAATGAAAAAATCGTGTAAAGAATGTAAAAAATTATTTGAATTAAAATCAAATCATCAATTATATTGTTCTGAAATGTGTTTAATGATTAGTAAAAAACTGAGGTTGAAAAATTACTCAAGTAAATATTATCAGAAAAATATATTAATTATTTCTGATTATAAGAAAAAACACCGAACTAACAATATTACAAAATACAACGAATATCATCAAAAATATCAAAATAATAGGAAAAATACTGATATTAGTTTTAGGATTTTAGGTAATTTGCGTTTACGATTATGGAAATCATTAAAAGGTATTAATAAAAGTAAAGTTACTTTAAAACTTCTCGGTTGTTCAATCGAAGAATTAAAGAAACATCTTGAATCTAAATTTACTGCGGGAATGGATTGGAAAAATTATGGTTACGATGGATGGCACATCGACCACATTAGACCTTGTGCTTCGTTCGATTTAACTAAATCAGAAGAGCAATCTAAATGTTTTCATTACCTGAATTTACAACCCATGTGGGCTCTAGATAATATTTCAAAAGGAGACAGATATGAATGTTAACGATAAGTTATTCGACTATCTTAAAAGTAAATTAAAAACTTTTGAGAAGACAAGTAAGAATGGACAAAATCTATTTACATGTCCAAATCTAGCAGGACACAAATACATTGGAAAAAGTCCTACAGCTACAACTATTTCAGGTACTCAAAAAATTACCTGCATGCAATGTGGTTGGAGAGGAACTTTTTTTGATGCAGTCCGAATACTAGAGGAGGATAAAAAGAATTATACAGATGCTCAGATTACAGAGTATTTAATTAATTCTTTTGCAGTAGATATTTATTCTGAATTAGATGTATATAAGAAAAATGCTTGGTCTTTAGTCCCGATAGCTAAAAACGGAAAGCATCCAATTGAGAAAGATTGGACAAATGTTACTCATTTAGATAAAATGGATTGGATAAAATGGTTGAATAATGGTTATAACTTAGGTCTTAGAACCGGTGAAGTTAGTGGAATAACTGTAATTGATGTTGATTTTAATCAAGACCAGAATGAAGCTAGAAACATATTACTAGCAGAATTAGTTGCTGCAGAAACATTAATGCAGAATTCTCCACATGGAACACATTATGTATTTAAGTATGATAAAGATATTCCTCAGACAGTAAATATTGCAGGTTTAAAAATTGATACCCGAAATGACGGTGGGCAGGTACTGATTCAACCGTCTAAGATAGAAAATTTAAATTATAATTGGAAAACTATCGACGCAGAAATCAAAATTATTCCTGCAGAATTAAAAGCTAAGTTATTGGAATTATTGAAGGTAGAAGTAGGTAGAAAGGTAGAAGAACCTACTAAAATATCATCTTCTTCCGACGGTGTAATTGAATTAGTGAATAATGGTTTAGATGGATGTTGCAATGATACATTTACTAAATTAGGCGGTATTTTAATAAATAAATTCAATGCAGACCAGACTGAGTTTATTTTAAGTTTAATGAACCGTAATTTATTACAAAACCCTATGCCTCAGCAAGCAATTCAGGCTATGATTGGTTCATTAGATAAATATAAAACTGCCGAAGATACAACTCAAGAACAAGCGATATATGAATACTTAAAAATGTTACAAAATGATGTCAATGCGAAAGATATCATGGATAATTTAAAATTATCTAGAGCAATAGTAGATAAATATTTATCAAAATTTGTTAAAGATGGAAAAGCGATTCGATTATCAAGAGGTAGATATAAAGTTAGAGAAAGAGTAGAATGGACGGATAGCTGGGGTAAAATCGGAACAGCATTAAAATATAAGATGCCTTACTTTGAATATTTGCAAGATTTTGAAGAGGGAGATATTATATTATTAGGTGCTACTCCAGGAACCGGAAAGACTACTACCAGTATGAATTTTATTCATCAATTAGTTAAACAAGGAATAAAGCCTTACTACATTTATTCCGAATCTGGAAGTAGGTATCAAAAAACCGCAAGTAAATTAGGATTAAAAGAAAATGATTTCTATCAGGCATATCACGGAAATCCATTGTCGATTGAAATTGAACCTAATGCATTTACTATCCTAGACTGGTTATTAGTGTCAGAAAAAGAGAATACAGATACTATATTTAAATTCTTTACGGAAGAAATGGCACGTAAAGGAGGAATTCTGGTTATCTTTATGCAGTTAAAACCTGCTTCTTTTGACTGGTACGCTCCATCAATGGTAGTTCAGATGCCAGCCTTAGCTGCTAGATATTTTATGGACGCTGAAGATGGTAGTAGTGGTCATTGGCAGGTCGACAAATTGAGGGACCCCAAGGGCAACTATAGGAATTCAACAATACCATGTAAATATAATTTCGAAACTAAAGAACTAACAACTGAAAGCGGTGTATAATGTTTAAAACATGCAGATACTGCACATATTGCTACTGCGGTGATGAATCAGATGTTTCTGGTTTAGATTGCAGGAAAAAAGTTTTAATTAAGATTATAGAATTAGATAAAGTTTCAGATTGTGATAATTATAAATTTTCATTACTAAAGTTATTATTAGGAGTCTAAAATGTCTGAAATGAAAAGATTGACAAAGGAAGAAAAAGAACAAGTATTAGTAAAAGCTAAAAGTTTAAAATGGGAAGGCTGCATGTGTGATGACTGTTTGGAAGTAATTGCTTCACTTATGTTAGATGCACAATTGAAAAAGAATCCATTAAATGAAGTTCCAGATTCGGAACCATTTTTAATCTAAGATGAAAACTAAAATTTTTACATATTCCGATATCGTTGAAATGCATAAAACCACGATGGAGTGTTTAAAGTGGGGTTTTTATTCTTTATTGGGAATGCACGTAAAAAATAAAATTGAGATTATTGACGATATTATTAATCAAAGGTATATTATAAAATATGAGTAAAACGACTCGGGAAATAGGCGATAAACTTGAGGAATACGTATTACTAAAGGTTAAAGAAATAGACCCTAATGCTAGGCTCTATACGAATTGTAAACAGAAAGATATTATGAGTTCATTTAGTTATGTTGAGTGCAAAAAAAGAAATACGAAAGATTTCACAATCAAAGAATCTGTATGGTTGCATCTCAATAATAATTTACCGATTAACACAACAAAATATTGCTTCATGGTGCATGAAAACGTAAATGGTAGGAGATTAGTAACTTTAGATTGCGATGAATTTTTTCGGTTAATTAAGGAGAAATAATGTTTATTCATTGTCATGACCCAAGAAAAAATACAACTATACTCGCAGGAGAATATAATCCTGTTGATTATACTTTCATTAAAAAGGTCAGACCTGAACACTATATGGTAAAAGAACACGGATATGGTATTCAGGAAGAAGTTTTACAAGAATTAAAGATAATGGGATGTATTAATATTTTAATTATTCGAGGCGATACAGAATATATTTCGTTATTAGAGGATTGGCTTAAATTATCAATTCAGAATTACGGACACGGAAGACAGAGATTTTTACCTTTACTTAGGAAGGAGATATAAGATGATAGTTTGGGATAATAATATTCCATACATTATGAACGGTGTATGTACTAATGAAGGTGAAACAGTTTGTTTTGAACCTTATGCATGTGATGCATGCCCTTATAATTTAACTGCAGAAATAGATGCAAGATTGGAGATAGGTTTATAATGGATGACCTTACTTTACAGATTAAGATTTTAAATGAAGTCTATCAATCCATGAAGAAATCTTTTGATACGTTAGAGAAGTTATTTAAAAAGAATTCTACAATTCATCAGAAAATTGTTTTAGCAGAACAAATGACGAATGATATTTATAGAAGCATTTATAATAAGATTGAAACTGATGAAATTAATGAGCAATTTTTAAAGATTATTAAAGGTACTAAAAAGAGAGGATAAGATGAATAAGTTTGATAAATTAACTAAGAGAACCATATTAGACGAACTTAAATATCAGCTATACTATAGACCTGTAAGATATTTAGATATGTTACCAAGAAGAATTTATTGGTTTTTTCAGAGAGGTTATAGAGGATATGCCGACAACGACACATGGGATTTTGATAATTATTTGGCTACTGTAATTGTTGGTGGATTAAAACAAATTAAGACATATCATCAAGGTCTCGAACCTACAAATAAAGAATTGACTATCATCATAAAAGGATTTGAAGCAAATCTAAAAATGATGGATAATTTAAATCCGAAGAGTAAAGAATATTTGATTTTAAAAGATAAGTTTCATAAGGGTATAGTGTTATTTGAAAAATATTTTAATTATCTATGGGATTAAGATGAAAAAAATTACAATTAAAAAGATGTATAAAGGTTATGTCGCTGTTAAGAGTACAATTATAGATGAATGTATTCTTAATAAAGAAGGATTAATTATTACTTATAATAAAAAGAAAATGACTATTCCTTTAGAAAGTTTAGGTAAACACGTTCAGTTATCTAATCAAATTTATCATTCTAGTTCAGATGGTAAATCATATAAATTATTTGATTATTTATGGGAAACCGATGTTAAAGGAGGCAACTAAAATGGATTATTGTTCTGATTGCGATATTGCGTATGAGGGAAGAATTTGTCCCTTATGTGATGCTTTGCATACAATTGAAGAATTAGAAAAAGAAGTTAAAAGATTAAATGACCTCGAATAAGAAAATAAAAATATTCCTGGGATTATGCGTTGACTGTAAAAAGAAATGTAAAAACATAGGAACAGTTTATACTTGCAGTTATTATACATGGAAAGGAAAGAAGAAATGAATTTAATTATAAGCGGGATATTGATTTTAATTTCTATAGTGCTTGTTTTAATATCTGTTGGAAAACTGATTTATTATAAAATAAAAGGAGAATAATCATGGGAAGACCAAAGGGCAGTAAATCTAAAAATAAATTAGTTCCTCTTTCAGAAGAATCTAAAAAGAAAGTGGAAAAAGGATTACAAGAAGCGAAGGAAGGAAAGATAGAGAGAATTGATTTAGAAGATGCTCTTGGTGAAGAGCATGTAATCAAATTATCTAAAGAACAAATTGAGCGTAGAGAAAAATTAAAAGGAGTCATGCGAGAAATTAATAAAAATATTGAAGGTGCTAAAGTTGATTATGCTAATACAATTTCCGTTAGGGAACGTCAGTCTTTCGGATATAAATGTTTAGATAAATTGACCGGAGGTGGAATAGAAAGAGGGAATACGACATGCATCTGGGGGTCAAAAGGTTGTGGAAAAACAACACTTGCTTTGAAATTAATCGCAACCGCACAGGCGGAAGGAAAAATCGCAGCATACCTTGACGTTGAAAGGTCATACGACGTAATTTGGGCGAAGTCCTTTGGTGTAGATACTGAAAGTCTAGTTTATTTAATTTGTCCGACTGCTGAGGCTGTGCTAGACGCAGTTATTAAACTATGTAAGGAAAAAGTCGTAGATGTGATTGTATTAGATTCTGTGCAAGGCTTAAGCCCGCATGGTGAACAGTATGAGGGTAAAGCAGATAAGGAACGTTCAGTGCAAGACGATACTATGGCTTTACTTGCTCGTAAACTTTCACAGTTCTTCCGTATGGCAACACCACATATTGCGGATGCAAAATGTGCATTATTGTTAATTGGGCAAGCTCGGCTAGACCTTGGTTCGTTTATCAAAGTAGAAACATTAAGCGGTGGGCATGCACTTATGCACAATTCACGATTAATTTTACGTATTAGGCGTGGTCAAGGAGCGGATGCTGTAACCGAAAAGAGACCTACCGGAGAAAAAGATAAAAACGGTAAAGAAAAAATGATAGACGTTAAAATTGGATTTGATGCGGTAATTCACGTTAATAAATCCCAGATACACGGATGTACCGAAGGAGACGAAGTTCACGTACCATTTTATTTTGCGAGTGGAATAAAGGAATAAAATGCATATTCTTATTTTAGAAGATAATCCAAACAGAATAGAATTTTTTAAGCGTATATATAAGAATCATGATTTATATATTACAAAAGATTTGGATGATGCACAGCAAACAGTTACTTATAATGAAATAGATATAATGTTTTTAGACCATGATTTAGAGTATAATAATTTACAGGCAGTAAAAGAAGAAAGAACCGGTTATGAATTCGTGAAGTATTTAGTTTTAAATGAATTACAGAAGCATGCGGTAATTTATGTTCATAGTATGAATCCCGTAGGTGGTCAAGCAATGACTACTTTGTTGAGGGATAATGGATATGAAGCACAATGGATTCCGTTTCATTTATTAAAGATTGAGGATAGATAACGATTTTTAGAAACGAGGTATAATGCTTAAATTAAAGATTACAAATATTTATAACGATAATAAAACTATTTATATTTTTCATAGACCTGCTAGAGAACTGCAGACTATGAAAGACGAATCACTATTCCCCTATTATTACGAACCTTCCAAAACAGGTCTTTTCAGAGGTTACTTTGGTGAAAAACTTGAAAAAATAACCGTAAGAGACCCTTATCAAATATCCAAGAAGAAAACTAATCTAAGTCAAGAAGCAGATATTAATTTTTGCAAGAGATATCTGTTGGATAAAGTTTCAATGGATAAACCAGAACTTAGATTTGTATTTTGGGATATTGAAACTCAATCTAAGAACATGCCCGACCCGCTTTATGCTCCGGACCCAATTACCTGCATAACAACCTACGATAATTATACACAAACCTATAAACAATTCTGGACACTTGATTATAAATCCGAGTTTCTTTTAATTGATGCATTCATCAATTATATTAAAAGTATTTCTCCTGATTTATTAATTGGGTACAATAGTAAGGGATTTGATTATCCTTATATGACGGTTAGGTATGCTAATTTAGTGTGTGATATTACGAATAAATTAGAAGAGAAACTTAGTCCTATTGGAAAAATGGTTAAACGTAATGGCTTTCCTGCAGGAATAAGTATCCTAGACTATTATGAAATGGTAAAGAAAGTTTATAAATTTAAGAAGTATAAATTAGAGTATGTGTATTGTACTGAATTTAAAAAAGAATATAAACCGGAAAAATTTGCATTTCATATTGTAGACGAAAAGATTAAAGAGAAAAATCTTAACGACGTTAAGATGTTAGTTGAATTAGAGAATAAGTTTCACCTTATTAATTACTTTGACGAACTTAGACGTATAGGTAAAGTTATGTGGGATGATTTATGCATGAACTCAGTAATAGTAGATGGAGTTATTTTACAAACAGCAAAAGAAAAAGGTGTTATACTTCCGTCAAAACCAGATGAAGATGAAAAATTTAGACGTACGGAAGAAGACGAAATTATAGGTGGTTATGTTTATGCTAAGTCAGGATTGCACAAAGGGGTTCATTTATTTGACGTTGGAGGTACTTATCCTAATCTTATTATCACTTTTAATTTAGACCCAGTAAATGTTAAAAAAGAACCAAACACGCAAACAGTAACAATAAATAAGGTTAATATTTGGCAGAATACAAACGCAATTGTGCCAACGGTTTGCAGAAAGATGGTTAATTCCCGTGAAGAGATTCAGAAATTAGTAGAAACTTTAACCGGAGATGCTAAAGATTTGATGAAGCAAAAGGATGCTGCGATTAAAGGAGTAAATAATACCGTTTACGGAACTTTATTATTTAAGAGCAGTCGGATGTATAATAAAGATATTGCATCTACCATAACTTATTTAGCAAGATTTTTAATTCGTTATACAAAATTAAGACTAAAAACATTCGGTTATGAAACTGTAGCAAGTGATACTGATTCAATTTTCGTAAAGACAGATGAAGATTATGAAGTAATCCAGTCAATGATTAATGAACAAATTATTCCTGAATTTTTAAATCATTTTGGAAAGGATTCTGGAACGTTAAAATTTAAATACGAAGGAACGTTCGATAAGTTATTTATTCTCACTAAGAAGCATTACATAGGTCATATGATAGGAAAGGATAAATTAACTATCAAGGGAGTTGAAGTTTTGAGGAGTGATAGTAGCAAATTTATGGAAAAATTCCAAGAGGAATTATTAACTAATGTATTAAATGAGAAACCGAAGGAAGAAATTGATGCATGGATGTTATCAGAAGAAATCAGAATGAAGAAATTACCTTTGATAGATGTAGCGTTTCCATGTAAATTAAGTAAATCACCGGAAGCATATAAAGTAGAAACCATTCATATTAGAGCCTTGCGATATGCACTGATAGAGCATCCCGAATGGCAAGTAAGCATAGGTCAGGATTATTATTATACTTACATTATTCCTGAAAAATTTGAAACTAGAACTGTAACTAAATCAGTTAAGAAGACTAAAAAAGAATTAGCAGAGTCTTCACAAGAATTAACTAAGATGAAAACTACAGAAGTAAAGAAGTATAAAGAAATTATGGCATTTGATGATTTTATTGGAATTGGAGATAATAAACCGGATTGGAATCTTATTGCGGATAGGAATATTTGGAAAAAAGCAACAGCAATTTACGAAGCAATGGGATGGAAATTACCACATGATTAAATCACTGAAGAAACTTGAACGCAATTTAGGTTTTAAATTAAAGAGTAATGTCTTCTGTCTAGCAGTTGATACTGCTACTAAGTCAGGCATTGCGATGATAGACATTACTAATGGTAAATTATTAGTTAAAACTTATCTTTTAGAACTGCCTAAATTATCTAAAGATTCAGAATCAAAAGCAGAAAAGTATCAGGAGCACTTGGCTGAATTTGTTAAGTTGATTGATAAAGAATTAATTCCTAGTTTACCAAAGTTTGATAAAAATAAATCTCTACTTATATTAGAGAATTCATTTTTAAAAATTAATGTAGTAACATTTGGATTTTTAAGAGCATTACAGGGAATTATTTATGCTAAATTATGTGATAAGTTTGGAGAAATAAAAATTATCTTCCCTATAACCGCTAGAAATTTAGTAGGATTTGAATCTCATTTACCAAAAAAGAGTAAAGGTAAGGAAAAGAAACAGGAAATTATGAAATGGATTGGAAATGTAGTAGAAGAACCGATTAAGGATGATAACATTGCGGATGCACTTTTACTTTGCTTTGCGGGATTAAAACTATGAAGAAACGTAAGAAAAGAAATAGAAGAATTGCTAATAGAATAAGAAACCTAAAGGTTGGAGATGACGTTTGGGTAGAATACCGTAAACCAGATGGAGAACAGTGCAATCATGATGCGATTATTGATGAAATAGGTAACGGATATATTGTAGTTAATCATATCATAATAGAAATGAATGAACTGGTAAGTATAAGGAAAACATGAAAACATTTAAACCGATGTTAGCACCTAATGAAAAAATAGATATAAATACATTAAAATATCCGTTATTAGTTTCATATAAATTTGACGGAATAAGATGTATTTTTAAAGATGGGAAAATGTATTCCCGGGCATTAAAACAATTCCCTAATATAAAATTATGGGATAGATTTGAAGAAATAGCAAAGTCTGCCCAAAAAGAGTGTGTAATTTTAGATGGAGAATTAATAGCTAAATCTTTAACATTTAACGAACTATCTGGAATTACCAGACAGTTAGATAAAGATTTGCCGGAGGATTTAAAATTTTATTGTTTTGATGCGATTCCTCTTGAACAATACGATTTGTCATTTAAAACTAGAATTAATATTTTGGAAACATTACCGTTTTCTTTCTATTACATGGAATTGGTGAAACAGTGGAGCATATTTAAACCAGAAGAAATAAATTTAATATATGATAACGCAATTGGTTGGGGATGCGATGGATTAATTTTAAGAGACCCTAACGGAAAATATAAATGCGGGAGAGGAACTATTAAAGAAGGTTTAATTTATAAGATGAAACCATTTATGACATTCGACGCAAAGATTATAGGAATTATTCAAGCCACAGAGGTCAGAGAAGGTGCAGAAAAGAAGATTAATGAACTTGGCAGGTCAGTAACTAGCAAAAAGAAAGATGATAGAATCTTAATTGAAAAAGCTGCAGCATTTATAGTTATGTATGAAGGAAAAGAACTGAAAGTTACTATTGCGATGACTGATGAAGAAAAAGAAGAAGTATGGAAAAATCAAAAGAAATATTTAGGTAGAATGATTGAATATAAAGGAATGCTCGTAGGGGCAAAAGATTTGCCCCGGCACCCGGTATATATAAGAATGAGGGATGATAAGTGAGCGGATTAGAAAAAGCGTATAACATAGTAGGAATAGTTCAAAGAGTTGCAATGGTTATATTAACATTCTTAATGGTAGGAGTATTTTATAAAGTATTAACTATTTTAATTAATTTACAGACAGAATTAAAAGATATGCATAATTTATTAAACACATTTTATAATCTTATTGACAAGAGTTGGCTATTTTAATTGAAAGGAGGTCATAATGTTTGTAACCGGATTAATTGTGGGAGCGATAGTTGGTATTGCGTTAGGCGGATTAGTAGGAGTTTTCGTTTATCCTTTAATCAAAAAGTAATAAAAATAATGCTAAAGGAAAGGAGTAAAGATGATAACAATTGAAGCAGTTCTGAGCGACATTGATAAAATCGAGGCAGATGGTGCATTGACAGATGCCCGAAAATTGATACAAGTAATTAAAGTCGCAATGAAATTCCTCAGCACAATGAGAAGTAATCAATTGTTGACTGAAGAAGATAAGAAAGAATTAAAGTCTAAGAAGAACGAGTTGAAGAAGAAATAAGAAAAAGAGAAGGTTGGGAAACCGCCTTCTCCCAAAGAATTGCGGAGTATTTATGGTATACTTGTATTAGAAAGGAATAATAATGAGTAATTGGTTATTAAAAGACATAGTTGGAAGTGTACTCGTAGTTACTAGCATTTTTGATGCTATTAAGTATACTTTACAGGCTAATAAAATTAGACACACTAAAAACGCTAAATCTCAATCTCGAAAATTTATTAATTTTGCGATTGTTAATGATATTGTAAAATTTTATTATGGTGTGATTATTTTAGATTGGTTTATTATTGTTTCTGCAATATTAGCGATTATCTGTATGTTAGATTTATGGATTACTACTTACAGATTTTATCCGTATAAGATGCGTGGTTGTTTAAATTTTAAAAGACCATCAGTTTTTATTTATTTAGTAAATTCGATACTACCTAATAAATTACGTAAACGTCTTTAACTAGGAGGAATATTTATGGAAATACATTACTGTGATTTATGTGCCAATCCTATGAAAGATGGTCAATCATGGATACTTTATACTGCTAGTCCAGAAGCAATGAAAGAGTCTTTGGATTCCAAAGAAGACGTAATGAATTATGTTGGGAAGGTTCAATCAGAACAAAAAGAAATATGTCCGACTTGTAAACATTTATTTGATAGAATATTTTTTCATCGTTTAGAAGGCATGGCTGGTCTTACGGAGGAATGTTATGAATTATTTAATCTTCCGCCTTATGAAAAGAAGGCATTACCTAAACCGGAAGATAAAAAGAAAAAAGGGAGGAATTAATGTACGAGATAAAGAAAAATAAGAAAGGTTATTGGTTTATTTCCAGAACAAGCTGGCAAGACTTAATAGAATTACATAAACTAGGTTATAAAATTATAAAGAAAGCAATTAAAAAATATTTAGCAAAAGGAAAGAAATGAATTTATTAATATTTACCGATTTGCATATTAAAAAATCTGAACTAATGGAATGTGCGTTGGTTCTTGATGAAATTATTATGCTTTCGAATAAGTATAAAATAGATGCTGTTTATAATTTAGGAGATACGTTTGACGTATTGAAACCTGAATCTGAATGCTTAGATTTATTTTCTAAATTTATAACTAAATTAAATGGACCTTTAATTTGTTTAGCTGCAAACAGTCATGAGTCTACAACACCAGAAGAATCCATAATGAACCATTTTGGAATCTTACACTCCAGTGTAAAAGTAGTAAAGGAACATATTGATGAAGAATATATGTATTGCGGGCATTTTACATTAACAGAAAGCAGCATAAGTTATGGAGCCACAAAGACCGCAGAAGATTATAAAAAATATAAATATGTTCTTTTAGGTCATCAACATTCTTTACAGGCAATTGGTAAAAATATTATGCATTTAGGGGCTTGTAGATACATTGATTTTGCTGAAAGTCAAGACAAAGCAAAGGTCGTGCTTCTTATTGAAAATTACAAAGGAACGGATGAAACTAACCATCTTTTAGGCTTAAAATCAGTCTATCCAATGAAAGATGTATATTTAGACCCCAAAGGGGAGAAAGTGCCACTATACGCTTCTTTGGCTAAATCTGAAGAGGAATTTAAGTCAATACTGGACAAAATTGTCCCAAAAACCAAGGTTCGTGTCATTTTTAAGGATTTTGACTCATATTCGAAGGTTATTAACAGTTTATCAACATATAAAGAGAAGTTTAGTTTGTTTGTGGAGAAGAAGGATTTTATCATTTCAGATACTACGCTTATTACTGCTAAAAATGAAATGAGCATAAGGGAATCTTTAATTAAATATTTAGAAGAAAATAAAGTACCTGAAGATATTAAGAAAATATTATTGGAGGAAATACGATGAGTAAGAAAAATAAATCTACATTAAAATCAAATTGCTGTAATGCAATTGTAAAGATTGAAGAAGGAACTGATTTTGGAAAAGGAAAAGACTTTGAAGGAACGTATTATTATTCATGCACTGAGTGTAAACAACCGTGTGATGTTCATGCAGATGAACGAAAAGTCTGGGCAATAAATCCTAAGACTAGAGTCGTTCCTAATAAAAAGAAAGATTCTAAATTTTCTGCAAAAGAACTAAAGAAAATTCATCAAGAGGAGGATTTTTAAATTGCCACGAAAGGGAAAAAGTAAATATAAGAAAGACGACCCAAAAGAGGTTAAAATAGAACACTGCAAAGTTTTTGATGTAGTTACTGCAATAGCCGGGTGCATCCATGATGGGTGGATGACTGTAGATGAATGGGAACAGATTTATTTAGGAGTAAAAGAGCGAGTAAATTATGTTAGAAAAACTAAGTCTTAAAAATTTCGAGTTATTTAAATTTACGGAAGTAACATTGAATAAGATTAATGTTATTTCTGGTGTTAATTTAGATGATACTCAGTCATCTTCTAATGGTTCTGGAAAGACTACATTAGTAAAGAACGCTATTACTTTCTGCCTTTATGGTGATGTTTCAGGGATTAATTTAAAAGATTTAGTTAGAATTGGCACTAAAGAGACCGAGGTTACAATTGTAATCAAAAAAGGTTACGACACGTTTGTAATCACTAGGAGTATACCTAGCGATTTAACTATTTTTCTTAATGGAAGTATTGTAGAAGGAAATACGGTTACCATCAAACAACAGTTTATAGATGAACAATTCGGAAATTACGATTTCTTTAAAAAATTTAGAATGATTGATTCAAAAGGGATTAACTTATTAGATTTAGGAATTACTTCTCTTAGAAAAGAGTTAATGAACTTTGTAGATGACTTATTTACCGGAATAAGAAAGAATCTATTACTTAAAAAATCAGAAAGAGAAACGTATAATGTAGATAAAAGATATTATAAATTTTATTTGTCAGAACGTAGAGTACAGATTCTTAATGCGGGATTAGATGATATAAAGAAAAACTATAGCGAGTTTGAGAAAGACGGGGAACTTCAAAATGGTATCGCCAATAAATTAAAATCAGAAATACAGACCCGAGAACGTTTAATTAATAATCGAAGATACGAGATGCAAGAAGCCCAGAAGAGTGGGATTTGCCCTATTTTGAAGACAAAATGTACTCAGATAACTAAACAAATTACGCCTAGTCAAGAATTAGCAATAAATAATGAAATTGCTATTTGGAATAAAGAGATTGCCGAATTAAAATTGCAGTTAGACAATGAACTAAATGCACTGGAGTATTATAGTGAAACACTAAGTAAACTGCAGGGCGAAGAACAGAAGGCAAGAGAATGTTTACTAAAATTAAAAGAAGCGTTTAAATTTAAGGATTACAAGTATACTGCTAAAGACGTATTAATGTATAGTGAATCAGTAAAGTTATTAGACTCATTTGCAGGATATTTTATTAATCAATGGCTTAAACAATTGGCGGTAATTATCAATAACTTATTAAAAGAAGTAAACATGCAAGTAGAATTTAACGCAGAGAAAGATTTTATTAAAATTAAGAACGGTGAGAATGAATTAAAATACGAACAACTTTCTTCCGGTCAGAAATGTTTTTTAAGTAGTGTCTTTAAACTGGCTATATTACTCCACAAAGGCGAAAATGAAGGTATTATAATCGCAGATGAAGGTTTAGGTAACATGGATGCGGTTAATTTTCTTAAATTTATAGAGATTTGTAAGACATTACCATTTCAATATTTTATAATCTACCAGAATCTACCTGAGATTGAAGATGTAAATAAGATTGACATTATAAGACAAAACGGGGAAAGTAAAATTAAATGATTAAAATAGTAATATACCTATTATTTCTAGCAGCCTTGCATGCAAAACTTGAACTCATGATTGAGGGAAAGAAGGCAGGGTGGGCATTAAAATTACCATGCTGGAGAGTAGACAATAAATTTACACAGTTAATTTTAGGTAAAGAAATTACGGGATACCATTTTTGGATGTTGATTATGTATATAGTCATATTTCATAGTCCTTATTTATTTATTCCTATAACGCTAAAACACGAATTATTAATAATGGGATTTTTTAGTTGGTATTGGATTGCGGAAGATTGGTTTTGGTTTCTAGAAAATAATTTATACGGATTTAAAAATTTTAAACCTGGAAGGATATTTTGGCATAAACGCTGGATTTGGTTTTTACCAGTTTCGTATGTTTGGGGAATAATTATAGGAACAATATTACTGATTATCGGGAGGGCATTATAATGAATAAATTAGAATACGAAAAATATATTTCTGATAATAAAATAAAAATGGAAAAAGGTTATCTTACTCGTAGTGAACGAGAAGCACTAAAAAAGATGATAGACAATCCTAAAGATTATATCAAGGAAGATGCACCGGTTATTGTAAAAAAGAATCTTCCCTTAGTTACAGAAAGAAGTATCTTAAAACTGCCATGTGAGAAAATAACAATTGAAGATGATGTAAAAGGAATCATTCAAGCATTAAAAGATACACTAAAATGGCAACCGAATGCGATTGGTTTATCTGCTCCTCAAATCGGTATTAAGAAATGTGTGTGTTTTATTAGCATTCCATCAATAAATAAAGAGAAGAATTTAATTGAGTATCACGAAAAGGTTTTAATTAATCCTCAAATCATAGAAGTATCCAATCCTATTCGAGTAAACAGAGAAGGATGTTGCTCCTTCCCAGGAATAACCGTAGATACAAAAAGAAACATTTACATAACAATTGAGTATTTAAATGAAGATTTAAAACCCCAAGTAGCATCTATACAAGATTTGGAAGCCTTTTGTGTAGCACACGAAATAGACCACCTCAACGGAATAACTATTTTCGATAGAAAATGGAGAAGTAAATAGTGATTAAATATTGTAAACAATGCAACAAAAAATTTAAGACACCGGCTTCAAAAGTAAAATTTTGTAGTAGAAAATGTTACCGTAAATGGATTGCAATCCCCGAAAACAGTGCTACTTTTAAAAAGGGAAAACCCAGATGTACCGTATGCAGTAAACAACTTACGAATTATAAATCTAAATTATGTTGGAATCATTATAGACAGATAGTGGGTAAATTTAATAAGGGAAAATTACGTTCTGAAATTTTTAGAAAACATATGAGTTTAGTGCAGGGAGGAACAGGAATTCCTTATTCCGATTGCTTGCATCCAAAAGAATTTTATTACGTCAGAGAAACGATAAGAAGCAGAGATAATCATAAATGCCAAGTATGCCATAAACGTCAATACAAAGAAAAATTATCAGTCCATCATATTGATTATGATAAATCTAATAATGAACCTAAGAATTTAATATCCTTATGTAGAAATTGTCATAGGGAAACGTTACATAATCGTGATTACTGGTATGCATTTTTTACTTATATTATGGAGAACGAAGAATGATTATTCAATTTCTAACATCTTTATATATTTGTGTGATTGTACATGAATTTGGACACTTAATCGCTGCAAAGTTATGTAGATGTGGAGTTCCTACGTATGCAGTAGGTTTTGGTAAAATACTGTTTCAGAAAAAAATAGGAAAAACTAATTATCAATTTCGGTTACTTCCATTAGGAGGATTTTGTGAATTGGAAGATGAATTAACTGAAAGTAACAATTCTACAGCTTTTACTAATTTAAGATACATTAAAAAATTATTTATTTCAGCAGCAGGATGTGCTGTGAATATAATTTCAGGGTTAATTGTCGGGTTGATTGGATTAAAAACGTTAAATCAAAATTTATTTTACTTTGGAACAATAAGTGTATCATTAGGTATAATGAATCTAATACCAATTATACCTTGTTTGGATGGTGGGTATATCGCATTCTTCCCTTTATGTATGAAAATCTGGGGGAAAGAAAAAGGAACATTAATATTTGCAAAGATGGTTAAAATAAGTTTTAAAATAGTTATGTGGTTAAATTATCTATGTATTCCGTGGCTTATTATGAACTGGAGAAAACTATGATAATGATAATCTTACTTCATTTTTTAGAGAGATTGCCCTACAGAACTAGATTCGGACTTAATCTAGCAGATGTCCTAAAGGTATGGTATTACCGTAATTATGGAGAAAAGAGACACCCGGAGAGGTGTATTTGCGGTGGGGTAGTTACTACAGCTTCATGGCAACTTCACGAAGATGACGTATCTTGGGAAACTGCATGCCGGGCATGCGATTTTGTATATGATGAAGATTAAAAATAATTATGATTTTAATGAAAATTGCGGAGAAAATATGGTATACTTTAGTATGAAGGTTAAATTTCGGTTAAAGATAAGGAGGAGAGATGGATAATTTAAACAAGGTGATTAGCACCACTCGCAAGCTAATCGACCTACCCTACAATAGATTCAACCTAGAAAACTGCTTTGCTGTACTTCACAGTCATGAGTTAAATCCTGTTACAATTGACACCGCTAAAAATCTGCCTATTAAACTAATGTCTGGGGATAATTTTTATGCCCGGATAATTACGTCGAACTATAAACTCCCAACTCCAAAAACTAAGAATATTTATATTATTGGCAAGGGAATTCTATTTGACAGTGGTGGACTAGATGTTAAACCAGCAGGTCATATGACCGATATGACTAATGATAAAGCCGGAATGATAATTGCAATGAATGTTGCCAATTATCTTAAAGGTAATGTCATAGCGTATTGCCCCGTTACGACCAATTTCGTCCAAAATAGTCGTATAACTCCTGGAGACATTATTCCGATAGGTAATCATAGTGTTCGTGTTACAGATACTGATGCTGAGGGCAGACTTGTGCTCGCCGAGGCAATATCGACCCTCCCTATCACTGAGAGTGATATAATTATCACTATTGCGACATTAACGGGTTCATGTGAATATGCTATTGGAGACCGAGCTACAGCAGTTATGTCAGATAGTGAAGATTTATTAAAGAAGTACGCAGAAGCATCTCACGAGGCTGGTGAGCTGGCTTGGGCATTACCGTGGTTCGATTATATGCAAGATTATTATAAAAAAGAACCAATAAAAAATTATATTAAGGAATTTAAAGGGGGAACAAGCCAGGGAGGGCTTTTTATCCGTCAGTTTGTTAAGTATCCTCAAAATTTCATCCATTTAGATATCGCCAGTAGTGCCTTCGGTGCCGATGGTCGTGCGAATGGCGTTCCTATCAAATCGTTAATTAATTTTATAAGGAGGCTCAAATGACGACCAAGAAGCGTAAGATATCTATTCATAATTGCGATAAACGAGAAAAAGAGTCTTTGCATATTACTGATACAAATTATCGTTACTGTCCTTATTGTGGTAAGGGGTTAATCTGGAAGGAAATCAAATGACCAAGAAGCGTAATAGTTTAGTGGGGTTAATGGAATTAGGGAATGTTTCATTGTGTCCTCATTGTTATTGTATGACTTATACGATTAAATTAAAATGCGGAAAATGTAAAAAAGATAAGAACCAACTCACCACCAAGAAGAGGGGGAGAAAGAATGAAGAAGATATTTAAGTATGCAACAGGAGAACAAATACCCGAAGGAGCAATTTATTTATCAACTATAAAGAATGGGTTGATGAATGCGGAAATATCTAATTATAAAGATTATTACTATGTATGGCACTATTTTTTAGTAGAAATTAAGGATAAATAGATGTGGGGCAGGAGCGTATCGAATACGCCGAACGATTACGGTGTTAACTTGATAAAGTCCTTAAAAGCGTAGAGCCGTATTAACCGTAAAGGAAATAAAACAAGTTTTGCAGGTTCAAATCCTGCCAAGCCCCACAACCAAACAAAGGATAGGAGGAAGGGATGATTGCTTTAATTTTAGGAATAGGTATATTAAGTGCTGCTGTAGTGTATATATTGTTTATTTTAATTATGATTGGTGTAATTTATTATTAAGGAATTTATGAGCAATCCGATTATAGAAGATTTATATTCAAAAGCGACAACACTAGAAGACGTTAAAAAATCTGATTACTTTGATTACACCTATAACGGTTTAGACCGAATAGACAATGCTAAAGGTTATATATTAGATAATGTAGTACCGTGTTGTAAACATTGTAACTACGCTAAACGGAACATGTCAACTGAAAAGTTTTATAATCTCATTAAATCAATCTATGAAAACATTAAAAACAGATTCTAAACAGTTATTTTGGATATTTACCATGTCGGCTTCCTGTTATTTTTTACAGGGCTTCTCAGGGCTGCCATCGTTATCCATTTTTAAATATTTCAAAGAAGTATTAATGTATTCTCCTGAGAAATTGATGTATATTAATTCTATCATAGGACTGGCGTGGATACCGAAGATTATATGGGGATACTGTATAGACCAATTCTTATCCCGAAAAACTTGGATTACTCTTTCGCTTGTTTTAGACCTTATAACTGTTTTATTTTTGGGACTATGGTCTGCTCCTGCAGTTTTCTTGATTACATTAATGTTTATTAATTCTGCAGATTCAGCTATAAGAGATACTGGGGTGGATGGAACAATGTGCGTAGAAGGAAAAAAATATGATATTACCGGAAAGATTCAGAGCATCCAGTGGATGTTTATTACCGCCTCAACAATTATAACCGGATTTTTAGGTGGTTATTTAGCTGAACACTACAACTATAAAACAGGATTTTTGTGGATTATACCGTTCTATTTAATAATGTTTATTCCTCTTTATTTTTACAAAGAAGAAAAAGTAAAAAGGATTAGAATCAAGTTAATAGACACTATAAAACCGTATAAAGAAATTTTTAGACATAAATCGTTTCTCTGGGCTTGTCTGTTCTTATTCTTATATAAATTTTCTCCCTCTTTTGGCACACCATTATCTTACGTGGAGCGAGATATTTTTAAATGGAGTTTTGCATGGATAGGAATTTTAGGAAGTATTTCTTCTGTTGTTTCAATAATTGGTGCCATGATTTATTGGAAAATATGCCAGAAGATTAATACTAAAAAATGGTTATATTATTCTGTGTTTTTGGGTGCGTGTACTACGTTGTCTTATTTATATTATAAACCATATACTGCTGTAATATATTTAATCCTTTATAGTTTAATAGGTATGATAATTCACCTTATTATAATGGATTGGATGGCTAAATCATCCATAAAGGGTCTAGAAGCCACTACATTTGCTCTATTATGTGGTATAAACAACCTTGCTGCGGGAACTGCCAGTTCATTGACAGGAGCCTTTCTTTTCCCCAAGATAGGATTACATTGGCTTATTATTGCATCGGCTTTGACAAGTTTTTTATGCCTTCCACTTATTAAAAGATTGGAGATTAAATGATTAAAATAATAAAGATAAAAAATAAGCGAGTATGCATTCATTGTGGAATTAAAATCATATACGGTAAAAGATGTTATGAGTGTCGAGATGATAAATATAAAGTAAATCCAGAGGAAAATGGAAATAGACCAATAACATACGATGGACCATCAGGAGGTTAAAATGAGAAAAATAATGTATAAAACATCATGCCCTTACTGCTATGGTATTAAAACTTCGAAATTAAAAAAAGGATATAAATGTTTAAGATGCAATACTCTATTTTATAAACTTAATCCGCAAGACCGAGATGAACATTTAAGATGGGATGCTGATGAAGAAATGTTAAAAAATTTAGGTCTGCGAAAGAGAGATTTATTATGATAAAGAATGTTAAATTAGGAAAAAACGTAAAAATACCTCACCCAGAATTAGTTAATCTCTATGAATGCGAAATCGGTTCGGGAAGTTTTATAGGTCCTTTTGTAGAAATTACCAGAGGAGTTATTATAGGTAAAAATTGCAGAATACAATCTCATTCTTTTATTTGTGGAGGAGTAATATTAGGTAATGATGTATTTATTGGACACTCTGTCGTTTTTACAAATGATAAAAATCCTCGGGTCAATAATAAAGATTGGGTTATGGAAAAGACCTATGTAGGAAATAATTCATCAATAGGTTCTAATTCTACTATCTTACCCGTGAAGATTGGGAAGAATGTTCTTGTTGGAGCAGGAACGGTAATCACAAAAAATGTTCCCGATAATACAATCATTTATAGTAAGTCTACAAAAACAGAGGTCAATCGTGGATAATTTCTTTTTGGCACTTTATAATAAATTTAATAAAATGGGAATGAATGGAAAAGATTTAGATTCAATGCTTAATTCTTTACCGTGGAAATTAAAAGAATTAAAAGATGATGGTACTGAAATTTATGAATGTGAGGTAGAAGAATGAGTAAAACATTATGTTTAGGAATGATGGTGAAAAATGAGGCTCTAAATATTCGAGCAACATTAGAAGCTGTCAAGCCCATTATAGATTATTGGGTTATCTGCGATACCGGCTCTACTGATGATACTGAAATTATTGCCAAAGAAGTATTAAAAAGTATTCCGGGAGAATACGTACATCGTCCGTGGGTTAATTTTGGATATAATCGTAGTGAGGTGGCTGTATTAACTAAAGATAAAGCAGATTACTCATTGATGTTAGATGCAGATTTCCTAGTAGAATTAAATGGATTTGATAAAAATAAATTGGTAGCAGACCAATACGAAACAATTATCCATTGGGCAGGAAGTGAATTTTCTAATCACCTGTTATTTAATAATCGTTTGGCGTGGAAAAGTGTTGGCTGTGTGCATGAGTATTGGTATGCTGAGGATATTAAAACGAGAGAGAGAATTACTTCATTGAGCATCAATCATGACCGCCACGGACCGGCTAGACCCAAAGGAATGAATGATTTAACCTTATTACTGCAGGGTGTAAAAGATGAACCTAATAATGCTCGGTATTATTTCTATTTGGCAAATACATATCGTGATGTAGGACAATACGAAAAAGCAATTGAAACATTTAATAAAAGAGTTGAAATGAAAGGTTGGGACCAAGAGGTATTTTATTCTCTATATCAAATTGGATATTGTTATGAATTATTAAAAGATAATGATAATGCTAAATTAGCTTATTTAAAATCATGGGAATATAGACCTTCCAGAGCAGAACCTTTATATAAGTTAGCATATATATGCAGGAATAATGGGGAATATCAGCAAGCTTATTTATTTACTAAAAAAGGATTAGAAATACCTAAACCACATGATATGCTTTTTGTTAATTTACCAACATATGATTATTGTTTATTATTTGAATTGAGTATATCTTCTTATTGGATTGGAAAATATGAAGAATCTAGAAATGCGTGTATACTACTAGATAGTCTAAAGGATATTCCAGAAGATGTTAGAACTATTAATAGAAAAAATGTTCAACATGACGAACAAAAATTATTTAATAAAGAATATTTAACTACTAAATTTCCTGGAGAAAAAGACCACAGTGTAACCACTTTTGCAGATAGAAATAATAAGTTAAAATCTCAGAACTTAAAAGATATGAAAGATATTGAAGATTATTTTAAAAATAAACTAAATTTACAATTGTATATGATTTATGGAACATTATTAGGTACGATAAGAGATAATAGTTTTATCCCAGGAGATAGTGATATAGATTTTGCATATTTAAGTAAATACACCAATGTAGAAGACGTAAAAAAAGAAGTGGAAAGAATTGCATGGGATTTAAGACATGTGGGATTACTTGTTAAATGCCATAATAATGGCGGACAACTGCGTGTATCTTCTCCCAGTAATAAAACTGTTGTTGATGTTTGGACCTCATGGATTGAAAATGAGGAATATCATATTATTCCTTATAGAAAAATAGGAAATAAAGAAGATATATCCCCTTTAATTAAAAAGAATTTTTATAATAGTGCTTTCATGGTTCCTAATAACAGTGAAAAAATACTTGATGCAATGTATATAGATTGGAAAAATATAATACCCAAACCCCAGAAATGGTCTAAATTAAATGAATGGAAAAGGCTTGACTACGAAGGAGGCAGTGATGTATAAAAAAGATGAGCACGAAGAATGCGACAAAAAGGATGATAAATATTCTGAAGAATTTTATTATAAGATTCTAAACAAAAATAGGTACATCCTTTTGTATGATGAAATTAATAATCTTTCTTCTGATATGGTTTGCTCAAAATTAAGAGCAATGAACTATTTGGATGAAAGAAAGCCAATCACCCTAGAAATAAATAGTCCCGGAGGGATGGTTTGCTATGGTTTAGCAATTATCGACACAATTCATGCTATAAAAGCTCCTGTGAATACGATTATAACAGGAGAAGCATGCTCAATGGCAGCGATGATTAGCGTTGTAGGAAACAAACGCTATATCACTAGAAATGCGGTTTGGATGCAACATTGTTCTAGCGATATGGTTGGTGATTATTTAACCCATATTAAAGATAGAACTACATTCTTAATTAAGCTGGAAAAGCGAATGGATGCAATATTAAAGAATAAAACACACTTAATTGCTAAACAAATGAATCAGATTCGGAATGGAGAACTGTGGTTGTTTGCGGATGAAGCTTTACAATACGGTATTGTTGATAAAATAATATAAGGAGAAATAATGCGAAGTAAAATATGCAGTAAATGTAAATCAAATAAAAAATTTAACCAGTTTAATCGGGGGAACGATAAATTTGGTTTGCATTATTGGTGTAATTCGTGCTGCAGGAAAAATTGGCAACACCCTAAACAAAAACTTTCCGCAAAAAAATATTGGTATTCCTCTGCGGGAATATATAAAGCATTAAAAGCACATGCAAAACAGAGAGCAGTTGAATTTAATTTGAATAAAGAAGATTTTATAATGTGGTATGAGAAACAAGAAAAGTTATGTGTTTACTGCGGTAAATCAGAAGCGGAAGCAATAAAAGATATAAAAGGTGTTTTCCATCGTTTAACAATAGACAGAAAAGATAGTCTTAGAGGTTATTGCATTGATAATATAGCACTATGTTGTTCTATATGTAATTCAATAAAGAGCAAATATTTAACATATAGCGAAATGATTAAAGTAGGACAAATAATAAAAAGGAGAAAAAGGTGAACTGGTTCGCATCGGATTTTCATCTCGGGCATGGAAAAATAATTGAATACTGCAAACGCCCATTTAAAACCACTTTAGAGATGGATGAAACTATTATTAGAAACTGTAATGAATTGATTGATGAGAATGATGTATTATTTTTTCTGGGAGATTTTTGCATGAAGAAATCCACTGAGGCAAAAGATGCACCTCAGAATGCCTTTGATTATTATAGAAATCAGATAAAATGTAGAAATATTATTTTTATTGATGGAAATCATGATTCAAATAATGGCACTAAAACAATTATTGAATCTATTAATGTGAATTTTGGGGGTCATAAGATTCATATGACTCACAATCCGAGACATGCAAGAGATGATTTTAAATTTAATTTCTGCGGACATACTCATGGAAATGAGGGGGTATTTAAAAGATTAGGTAAGAAATCAGTAATTGTAGATTTATCAGTGGATTGCTGGGAATTTCAACCAGTGGATATTAATGACATTAACCAAGCCTATAGCGTATGGCAAAAAAGTGGGAAGGCATATGAGAAAAAGAATTAGTTGGACGATATTATTGTGGGCAGCATTTCTAATCATGCTTACATATGATTGGAAGAAGATTAAATATCTTCCTAATTTAATAAAAGAACTTAATAAATTAACTAGAAAAGGTTCTGTGTATGCAAACGAAGATAGTAATTTTATATTAGTGCCAAAACCGAGAGCAAAAAATTTATAATGAACAATAAAACTTGTATAGTTTGTAAATGCATTTACAAAAGAAAATCCAACAATCAAAAATACTGTTCTTATATATGTGCTAAACAGGCAAATTTAAGTAGAAGTAAATTATATCAAAAACTGCATAAAAAAGATAGGAAAAAATACTTAAAACTGAATCACACACACATTACAAAAATAACAAAAGAATACTATGAAACTCATAAAGAAAAATTAAATGAACTTTCAAAAGAATGGAAAAAGAATAATGCAAAAGAAAATCAAGTTTATATGACTAAATATAGGAAAAATAACAAAAAAAGAATAGCAGAGGTTGCAAGAGAATATGTAAAAAATAGATTAAAAACAGATATTAACTTTAAAATTGCTTGTTGTTTAAGAAATCGGGTTGGCAATGTTTTAAGAGGAAAAAACAAATCAATGTCTACTATAGATTTGCTAGGGTGTTCCATATCGTTTTTCATTAAATATTATCAATCTAAATTTACACAAGGAATGAAATGGGATAAAGTATTAAATGGGGAAATACATTGCGACCACATAAAACCATGTGCATCGTTCGATTTAAGTAAACCCGACGAACAGCGTAAATGTTTTAATTACACGAATTTACAGCCCTTGTGGGCGAAAGATAACTTAATAAAAAAAGATAAATATCTAAATAATAAACAGAAGGAATTTTAATGAAAAAAGTAATCGTTATTTCAGGAACGAGTAGGGGATTAGGAAAAGATATTATGCAATCTTTATCCGAGTATAACATTGCAACTATAAGCCGGAGTTCTTATAATATCGAATCTAAAAACCGTCTGGTTGTTAAAGGAGACATAACCAATCAAGGTGATGCTGGGATATTGATGTACAAAACTTTTGAAAAATGGGGAAGGATTGATGTTCTAATAAACAATGCAGGTATGCTAGGAGAATTTCGTCCATTAACAGCGTATCCGCCATTTGAAATTGAGAGATTAATTGATTTAAATATTAAAGGAACATTTTATATGACCCAAGAAGCAATTAAATTAATGAAAGAAGGATTAATACTTAACATTGGTTCTACTAGGTCTATTACAGGAGCACCAAATAAATCTATTTATACTATGTCTAAATTTGCTCTTAGAGGACTTACGCAATGTATCAATGCTGAATATAACCCGAGAATTTACAGTACAATTGTTTGCCCGGGTAATTTTAAAACAGTTTCAACGAAAGAAATTGCAAAGATAATTAAAATGTTAATTAAGTTACCGAAAGAATGTTCAGTACCCGAAATTATTATAGGAGGGAAGTTATGAAACAGATAATGTTTGACCCGAAGATATTGGAAGAATTTTTTAGTGATAAAGTAAGAGAATACTGTAAAAGCTGTAAAAGGTACGGGTTCAAGGCACAGTGTCCCCCTTTTATTGAATCAGTAAGCTATTATAAAAAGATTCTACCTAAATTTGAGCATGGGGCACTGGTATTTAAGAAATTTTTGATAGAAAATCCTGAAAATTGGAAAGAATTGGGAGTTTCATCTAGTAAAGAAATACAGGACAAATTATTCGCAATTAGAGCAAAACTATTATCAGATGGGCATTTTGGAGTATGTTTTGGTGCTGGCTCCTGCAAGAATTGCGATGTATGTTCGTTTCCATGTCGATTTCCTGATAAGGCAATCATTCCATTGGAGGGAACAGGACTAGATGTAGTCGCTGCGGTTAAAAAAATAACCAAATTAAATTTAAAGTTTCCAGTAAAAGACTACTTCTACAGAATAGGTTTGGTGCTTTTTGATGATTAAATCAGTCTACTGTCTTCGATGCGATAAAAAACTATCTAAAACTGCTCATTATAACAGTAATAAATTATGTCGTGAATGTTATTATAAGACGTTGGCGGGAACAGGAAATCCTATGTTTGGATTCAGGTTTAGTAAAAAGCAAAAAGAAAAACGGAGCAAAGAAATGGCTGGAGTAAATAATCCTATGTTTGGTAAAAATGGTACATCTGCTCCAAGTTTTAAACATGGAAAATATTGCAAAGTAGAATTTTGTCTTGATTGTGAAAAGAAATTAGGTAAAGGGATTAGTTTACGTTGTAAAAGCTGTAATAAAAAATTATATTATAAAAATAATGACATAAGTGGAAATAAAAATCCGAATTGGAAAGGTGGAAGAACAACTTTAAATTTGTTGGTTTACGCTTCGTTAAAATATAAGAATTGGAGAAATAGGGTGTTTAAACGAGATGATTATACTTGCCAAGTATGTGGTGCAAAAGGCAATATAAATGCTCATCATAAAATACCAGTTGTTTGTATAATAGAAATGTATCAATTAAAATCCATTATTGACATTAGAAGTTGCAAATTAATGTGGAACATTATCTGGGGAATTACACTATGCGTAAAATGTCATCAAAAATTAAAGTAATATTCACTGCCGGCTCATTCGATTTACTTCATTTTGGGCATATCAATGTCCTTAAACAAGCTAAGGCAATGGGAACCTATCTGATTGTAGGGGTTTCTACAGATTCCCTCATTTTACAGCATAAAGGCATGCGTCCTATAATCTGCTATAAAGATAGGACTGCTATTATTAAAGAATTAAAGATAGTGGATAAGGTTGTTAAGCAAACTAAATTAGTAGATATTGAACAATTTATCCAATTGAAAGCGGATTTATTCGTTGTAGGAGATGATTGGAAGAATCGAAAAGATAATCCCGGCATAAATTGGCTTAGAGATAATAATAAGATTGCTTTTATCCCTTATACTAAGCGATTATCATCTTCTAAAATTAAAGAAAAGATTATTAACAGTGCGGTGCGTATTATTAAATCGCAAGCAAAGAGGAGTAATTAATGAGTTACCCATTTTTTAGAGATTGGACCGAAGAAGATAAAGATTCAGCAATTAAAAAACTTAAAACATTAGAAACCGATTTTAAGAAAATGGGGTATGATATTCTCTTATATGGCGGTACTCTTCTTGGTGCTATGCGAGAAAGAGATTTAATCTTATCTGACAATGATTTTGATATTATTATTTTTCATACTGTAAATATTAAAGAAGAAGTAAAAAAACAGATAATTGATATTGATAATAAATTTCATAACGAAAAACGGTTATGCGGAGATTTACATTTTTTAGGACAAAACCATTATTTTGTTGAAAAGAATTGGTTTGACGGATGGCACGGTTGGATTGGAGAAGATGATAAATTCTATACTTTTTATCATATTAATGGGGAATTAAATAAAGAAGATATACTGCCCTTTAAACAAATAGAATTAAAGGGAGAAATATTTAATATACCTAAGAATCCAGAGAAAATGCTAGAAGTGCTATATGGGAAAAAATGGATAACTCCATTATCGTATAAACCCGCAGTACCAAACAAACAGTTATACCAATATTTTAATGGAGTTAGAAGTGTCCCTACCAACAAAATATTCACACAAAAAGAATTGCTATTAGATTTAAAATCTCTTCTAGATTTTAATGGTATTCAATTCTGGTTACAAACAGGTACTCTATTAGGTGCAGTGAGAGATAAAGATTTTATAGCACACGACCCAAACGATATTGATATAAGTTTGGATATAAACGATAGATGGAAGGTAAAGGAAATTTTGGATAAGTCAGATTTTAAATATAAATATCAGTGGGATAAGGAATTGGCGGTATATAAAGGAAATACTAATCATCCACACGTAGATTTATTTTTTCATACTTCAGATGAAAAATATTCATACTGTTATTCTTATAAACCCAATAGAATACATAAACACTGGAATGAAGAATGGAGAATGAAAGTTCCGCTAGATTTAATAGTTCCTCTAAAATATATCGATTTCTTAGGAACTAAATTTAGAGTGCCAAATGAGTCAGAAAAATATTTAGCCTATTTATATGGCGAAAGTTGGAGAATACCTAATCCAGGTTGGGAATTTACACAGTTTTCTAATACAGATAACACTTATTCTGCAATTACTGCAGTAGTTACTACTTTAAATAGAGAAAAGTCATTAGATAGGTTAGTTAAATCCTTCTGTAATTTATACCCAGATATTCCTCTAATTATAGGAAGTCAAAATAAAGAACCTATAAATATAACACATGAAAACGTTACTGTTTTACAACTACCAGAAGACTGTGGACTAAGTTATGCCCGAAATGAGTTAGTTAAGCAGGTAAAAACGCAGTATACTTTATTATTAGAAGATGATTTTATTCTAACACGTAACACGAATATATATAATATGATGGAGGTTTTTTCAGCTAATAAAGATATTGGAATAGTGGGCGGAAGATTGTGGCAAGAAGGTCAAGTAAAATCTTATGAGAAATTTTTGTTCATACTAGATAAAATTTTACTTTCGATAGAGTGGAATAAATTAGTAGATAATAAAACTATAGAACCTCACCAGATAAATCAAATAAAATATGGTATATGCGACATCATTTATAACTTCTTTTTAGCTAAAACTGAAGTCTTAAAAAATAATCCCTGGGATATCAAACATAAAATACATTCTGAACACATGGATTTTTTCTTAAATATAAAATTAAATAGCAATGTTAAAATAGCGTTTATTCCAGATGTTTTAATTGAACACCAGCATCCAGTAGATGATGAAAAATACCGTGAAATGAGAAAAAGAATGTATTATAATTTTATATACGAAAAATACGGTATTGAAAAAGGGTATACACTCGGAGAGAGTGCTATTATTAATTATAAAGAAAATCGGAGGGAAAATGTATAACCCTACGATTAGTTTAATTATACCTACCTATAATAGAACTGCATGGTTAAAACGAGCCTTAGATTCTGTATATTTCGTAGAATTTGATGAAGTAATACTCGTCAATGATGGTTCTGATAAAGAACATACTGATTATATTAAAAATATACTTTCTTGTTATCCAAAAATAAAATATATTGAGCATGGCTCGAATAGAGGTCTTGGAGAAGCACGGAATACAGGAATAAAGAACTGTACATCTGAATGGATTACGTTCCTAGATGACGATGATTACTATACAAAAAATCCACTGGAAAGTTTAAAAAAACATATAGCGAAACATCCAGAAGCAGACGTAATTAATTATAAAATTACACTAAAAAATTTAAAATCTAACCTTCATAATAAAACATTTGATTGGGGTCATGAAACTTTTACATTAGAAGATTTGGTTAATTATAACCGTTTAACAGGTTCCAGTCTATTAAAAAAATCCGTATGGTCAAAAGTTAAGGGATATAAAAATATACCATATGAAGACTGGGAATTTTGGATTCGAGTTAAACAAGCAAAATTTAATTTTGTATTTTATCCTGATATTTTCTATGTTAGAGAAAACGTAGATGACGGTCTGGAAAAGGTAACTGGAAAAGAAATGTCAGATATTGATTGGAAAATTAAATATCTAGGTATAAATTTAATTAAAAGTAGTAGAAATAAAGATATTGGACTCGGAATCTCTACATTTTTAAGAGATGAATCTCTTTTTAGATTAATAGACTCCATACTATTGCATCTACAGGAATTTAAAATGTATATTGTTGACCAGGGGGAACATTCCGAAAAAAAGGATAAATTATATGCTAAATTAACTAAACTCGGTCATACAATTAAATATATACCGTATGATAGCGGAATTAGTAAAACTAGAAGAATTTTAAAAGAATTATGTAAAGAAAAGTATCTAGTATATATGGAAGATGATTTCCAGGCTACTTATAAGACTAACTTATATAAACTTAGAGAAATACTGGAAGAAAACCCAGCTTTGGGTATAGTGGGTGGAAACTTAGAAGGATACGCTACTACAGGTTCTTATTCATATTTTTTAAATAGAGCAGATAATAAAATTTGTTACTTCCCCCTAGACTATTTAATCGAAAAAAATCTAGCTAAATGGGAATTTACTAGCAAAGGAACTAAATTTCTTAGAGCAAATATAGTATCTGATTTTACCATGTGGAAAAGAGAAGTACCAAATATTTTTGATGACAATGTTAAAACAATAGAACATACGCATGTATATTTGTTAGTTAAAACAAAAACTAATTATACTGTTGGGTTCTGTCCTGAAACAGAAATTAAACACGTTCATGATAATAAAAATCCTACTTATAATGCATTAAGGACAAGAAAAAAAGAGTTAGATTATCTAAAAGTATATTGGAATGTCGCTGATTTTTATACGTTTAATAAGAGTTCATTATATCAATTAGAAAAAACAGCAAACACTATAACTCCAGTTACTTATTTACCTTTAGATTCTAATACACCAAAACCCCCTGAAATTAAAATTCAAAAACTCGAAACAGTAGAATACAATAAAGTTAATAAAATAAATATAGAGCAGAAGGAAATTATTATTAAGATTATTAATTATCTAAATAAAAATTCTATTGTTTTCTGGTTATTGAATTACTCTTGCTTAGAAGCAGTTACCAAAAAAGACATAGTTTCCGATAAACTGTATATAGGTGTTTCTACTCTAAATGAAAAAGAATTGATTCTAAAAACATTTGAATACTGCAAAGAATTGCTTAATATTAAAGTAGAGCCAAAACGTATCATTAAACCCGCTAAACTTTATGATTTAAATATTAATGTTCCTATACCTGTAGTTGCTTATTTAGAAAAAACATTTAAACAGACCTGGGAGGAATTAAAAAATGGGTAAAATAGTGTATTTAGTGGTATATAATTCAGGAGAAAATTTTCACCATATTGCAAAAGCATTTCTCTCAAAAAAGAAGGCAGAAACATGTTGCAAAAGAACAAATACCCCATTAATGGGAAACAGTTACTGGAATGCCTCGATTATTGAAGTAAACTTGGAGGATTAGTGAATAAAGTAGCAATACTTATAACCACATTTTTAAGAGATTACGCATTGTACAAAACGGTACAATCTATTGTAGATAATTATACAGAAGAGTGTATAGTTTTAATTGCAGACCAGGGATATCAAACGGATGAAAAGATTATAACATATGATTATTTTAAATCCCAGATTCCCTGTGAAGTATATTATCTTCCTTTTGATTGCGGACTTAGTTATGCTAGAAATTTCTTGGTTAATAAGGCTAAAGAATTGGGATATGATTATTGTTTAGTTTCTTCTGATTCAATTCAGTTTACTGAAAAATATAATTTTGAACCTATTATAGATTTCTTAAATTCTGAATCTAATTATGGTGTAGTTGGATTTGAATTAGAGAATGCCAAAGCTCCATGGAATTTTTATATGTATGTTGATAATAAAGGAATTCATTTTAAGAAATCTGAGGATTATATGATTTCTAATAACTTATCTTTCCAAAAAGTAGATATATGTATGAACATATTTTTAGCTAAAACTAATAGCATCACAGACTTATGGGATGTGGAATTTAAACTAGGAGAACATGAATTAGCGTTTTTAGAATTACAGAAACGTAATGTTAAAGTATTTTGGACTAATTCTATTAAATTTAAAAAGAATAATGCTGCTGGTGGGGATGAATATAAAGAATATAGAAAAAGATTAGGTGATTATTTAAAATTACTTAGAAAAAAATTAAATATTAACGGATGGATAATCTATGATAAATAGAGAAAGGTACTCATGAGAATGGGTCAGATGGTTTATTTTAAAGATGCCGGAATAATTAAACAGGGATTTGTATCAAAAGAATTAGGAACAGACGATGTATTAATAATATGCGAAGATGTTTCATATCAGAAACACCATTGGGAGATTAAAAAAGTTCCTGATAAGGAGTAAAATGTTTACTGTTTGGTATGAGAAGAAATTATATTGGTATTTTAAATCAGAAGGTTATATTATCTGCATTAGATTTATACCATTTATTAATAAATCTGATAAAGATAAACGACGTTTTGCTTGGTGGAGGATAAATGAAGAAAATAAAACGAGTTAAAAAAGAAGAAATAAAACTTACGGATATTACTAGAATCCGTTATTCCCCAGAATTTGAGTTCGAACTTCCGGCTAAGACTGATGCGGATAAGTTAATTGACCGGGGGAAAACTCTTAAAGGATGGGAAATTAAGTCAGATGGTTCATTAAAAAATGGTATTGAACTTTCGCCTGAGAAATCAAACCATCTATTCTATAATGAAGACTCTTTGATGCAAATAAAAGAAATATTAGCATTATGCCGAGTATATAAGGCTAAAGCATTACCATCGTGCGGGTTACACCTACATATTAATGTTAAAAATTTATCAGATAAAGCGGTATTAAACATTATTCGTGAATGGGTTCATCGTCAAAAGTATATTGCCAAAAGATTTAATGTATCTAAAGAGAGACTTTCAGAAACATGTAAATTTTTACCTAAAAAAGATTATAAATTGACCGAAAAAGTAATACATCAATATCGTAATCATAATGGTTATTCTTTTAGTGGTTATTCTTCACTTGACGAAAAATACAGGTCATTGAACATTTCGCATTTACCTAAAACTGATTACGAGACGCTTGAATTCAGACTTTTTTCTTCGACTACGAACTTTAAGGAAATTAAATCAACAATATATTTCGTACTTACCTTTTGTCAGGAGGCAATTGAACGTGAGTAAAACATTGCATTTAAATCGTCCTGGAGCCCTGGGTGATATAATCATGACCCTTATGGCAATTGATAAGTATAAAAAACTTAATCCTAATGATAAGATTATCTATTATTGCGACCCAAGTTGGAAAGATTTACCTATTATTTGTCCTGCGGTAGATGAAGTAAAAAGTAGTGCTGATTTCGATATTAAGACCCCTGGAGCACAAAATCTATACGGTTATACATCTAAACCTTTAGTTAAACATTTAACGTGGTATTTTGGTAAAGAATTAGGATTAGATGACCACTTTTATAATTATGGATTTTATCCTGAATTTCTTCCGACGGAAAATAAAGAATTTAATGTATTAATGAATTCTGAAAGGAAAGTAATAACTATACATTGTAATTCTGGATGGTCTCCTTATAAAGATTGGGATATTCAAAATTGGCAGGGAGTAATAGACCGATTTTGTTCACTCGGGCGGACAGATTACGCCATAGTTCAAATAGGAAAAAGTGATATGAAATTAAACGGAACTATTGATATGCGGAATAAATTAAGTGTTACGGAATGTATTCAATTAATTAAAAAAGCAACATTACATTTAGGTATAGATAGTTTTTCTAATCATGCAACTGCATTATTGCCCTATACGCCTTCAGTTATATTATGGGGTTCTACTCATCCGGGCGTATTCGGTTACGGGCATAATATTAATATCTGGAAACCTTTAAAATGTTCACCCTGCAATAAAATTTATAATAATTTATCTAAAACAACACAAAATCCGTGTCCTACAGAACCACATCCATGCATGTCTGCTATTACAGTAGATGAAGTATTTAATGCTATTTTAAAAAAGTTAGGAGTATAATGCCTAAATCCAATTACGATAACATGATGGAAGAAATTAATAAAAAAATGAGATTAAATAGATGCAGGAATCATAATCTCTGTAAAAATGAAGATACTGATTGCTGCACTATCTGGTCTGCATGTGCAGACTGCTATTATCATGAACCTAAATTATTATGTCCTTTTTGTGAACGTGAAATACCTAATAAAGAATTCTTATTTAAGAACGGATGCAAGTGGTGTCAACAACCGGGAGTAAAGAATGAGTAATATGCCTAATGAATGCATCATTATAGGTGGCGGAGCATCAATTAAGCCACAAATTTCGCTACTACAGCCACTGTGTGCCACTAAGTTCACTATATTGACCAACTACGCCTTTAAGACGTTTCCAGGCACGTTTTTGTGCTTCAATGACCGGGATTTCTACCATCCTAAGCCAGACGATACCGGTAAACTACCTAACCCGGATTGTTATGATAAACTTCGGCAGTTGCCTCTAATAATTGGCATAAATCATAATGGAGTGGAGGAATTTAAATTAAATAATACGATTTTGTTAAATAAATCTGAAAAGGAAAACTTAACAGGAGTTTTCGCTTTGAAGTTAGCGGAGAAGCTAATGGAGACCGGAACGGTCTACCTATTAGGCTTCGACTGGACTCGAAGAAAGGGACTGCCTGAGAGGGACCCAAATTATAATCCAAAGACAGAGGTGCCGACCCATTATTATAATAATATTAATCATAGGGGAATAGGTTATGTAGGTTATTATGAAAATCATAATCCGAACAACGATTTTAATAAATTAATAAAAAAGGACACATTAAAGATTTATAATGTGTCCCCTGAAAGCAATATAGATTGTTTTGAAAAAATATCTTACCAGAGATTCTACGAGTTATTGTCCCCCGAAATTGCCGACCAAGATAATCTTCGTTTAAAAATTAAGGAACTGGTGTTGCCGATATAAATTTAAAATAAAAATTAATATTGTCTATAGTAAAAGAAGCACTTGCCGAGGTATATCCCCCTGTAGGGTTAAAAGGTCCATACCAAATCACTGCATCAGGGTCAGGAATCAAAGGGTCATCTACCCAATGAGCATCCGCAGTCTTTTGGTCCCAATTATTTGCACTACCACTCACATATGCACCAACTCCAAATCCGCTAACATAACCAGTCATAATTCCAAAAATGTTATTCATAGCAACTGCTAAATCTATGTCAAAATTATTTAATAATACTGGATATCCTGCAGGTGTACTGCAATTATGATAAACATCTTGTGATAAAGATATATATACTCCACTCCCCATATCAAATCTTACAGGTATATTTAATAATACGTAAGCCTGAGCTACTGCTGATGTATTTGGTTCATTTTTAGGAGCAGCGTTCCATTGAGTTACTTCGATTGGAGGATTAGATTTACTGCCATAAGCCAAAAATACATCTCCAGCAGTTCCTTTAGAATAATCTCCACTAGCACTCATAGATACGCTACAATCTGCTTTAACAAATAAATGATACAAATCATTAGTTTTAGTAGTAGGATTGTATATTGTTTTAGTTATAGGATAACTCATATCTAAAGTACCTACTCCACCTATCATTATCTGTGGTATTTGTGCAGCTACTCCACCGCTAGAGGCAACCGCAGAGGAATAAACACTTACTCCTACATGCTCTGGATTTTGAATAGCAGCACCAGCAGCATTACCAATAGTAGTATTTCCTATAGCTATGTTAGCACTGCCATTAGATTGATAATGGTCATATAATTCATGACCTGAAGAAGCAGTTCCAACCCATAATTGTTTTTTCTGTAACGTAAAAGTATGAATATCTGTGCTTGATGCTGCAACAGCACTAGCAGAATCAATACCTACCTTAGTAAAATCTTCCCATATTGAAGTAATAAAATGCCTTAACTCTTCAATATGTATGTATCTTACCTGAAATTTTTCTAAATCAGTTACTAATGTTATAGGGTCTGTCCATTCCTGTTTATCCCCTAAAGGATGAATTATATGTTCTCCTTCTTCGTCATAATTAAAATATTCTATTTTTGTTAAACCTTGAGAAAATAATAATCCCTCTACTGAATCTCTCATTTCTTTTAATTGTTTACCTGTAATTTGGAATTTTCCATTAACTACGACTGGAGAGAAAATGGTGTAATTTGCAGGGGATAAAATTGCAGTTTCTAATGCAATTAATGCGGTCTGTAATTCAATTATATCTTCTGCTCGAATCTGCTGATAACCTTTATATAATTTATCTTTTTCTTCGATAACTTTAAATAAATGAGTAGAATCCGTCCAATCATAATCCGAACCGTTAGGATTTAATATGGGGTCGTTCTTCCATGTATTCGGATTCAATTTTCTATAACAATATGGACATTTATTTATACCAGCCATTTAATTACTCCTTACGGTGTAGGAACCACTGGTACAGGTGCATATACTGCATAAAATCTCCAACATTGACCATTTTCATCCCATGCAACAGATGTTTTTGTTACATCAGTGCTATAAAGAGGAGATTTCATTTCCTTACCTTTAGAATCTTTCTTTATTTCACCTAACGTAGGATTGCTGTCGTCAATTACGCTTACTCTTTCTACAAAAAAACATTTCTTTACATCAATCTCGTATGCTGGACAGCCCCACGTTTTTTTATCAGCGTTGAATACTAAATCTAAAGCACCTATCATCGGAACTGCTAAACCAACTGTAGGTGCCATCATTTTTATCTTTGGAACAGGATTCCAGTATCCCTGAGAATGCGGATTTATTGAAGACCAATCATCGTCATACTCCACGATTTCTAATATTCCTTTTATTAATGCTCCACCGGAATACCGTGAATGAGAATGTTTATTATATCCTTTTGACCCGTGGATTGTTTCCGGGTCAACCGGAGGAGTGCCGGGAGTAACATTAATCTCGGGACTATTCCAAATAACTGCGCCACCTAAGTTCTGATTAAGACCAGATGTTTGGTCTATAGGTCTAATAGTGCTTCTATCTCGAATACCACCTACAACTGATTGAGGTAATGTAGTTTTATCTTCGGTATTCTGAGTTAAATCTTTAACTTTTACTGATAATTGAAGAACCATATTTTCTAATTGTTCGATGCGTTCATTTAGTGTCATTTTATTCCCCTCTATAGGACATTGATATCGTCCGCTGATATGGTTGACTGTTATCTAAGTTTACAGATACTTTAAAATCATTTAGTTTAATATCTATTGATAAAATATTCATAGGTGCAGTAGTGATGCCATTTATATTTATTCTCTTAGTTAAATCAATTCCATAATAACATAATGTATCTAATGTTACTTCAATATTACCATTTATTCTTTCTTCCTGTGTTTTACTAAGATTCCATTTAGCAATATCTGTAGCAAACGCAGTATCATCATACTGTGGTATCTGATGAGTTACACCATCATAATATTTCCATGTTGCACCATCTGAGATACTTAAATCAGATAAATTTAATTCTTTTGTGATTGTAACCGGATATGAACCCATCTTCGGTGTATAAAATACTAAAGGATTATTTACCGGGTCATCTGTATGAGAACTTAATACTTTTTTCCAAAGAAATACTTTAATTATTGGTTGACTAATATTAATCGGTTCTCCGTTAGCATCAGGTTGATACAAAAACATTGGGTCATTAAATGTAATAGTCCTATTTTCAAAATCAATAGTAAATCCTTCATAAAGAGTTTTTTCATATTGTAAATTGAGTGGACCGACAAATCCAAATGTTCCGCCACGACTATATATTTCTACATATGAAGGACGGTTATCTGCGTATTGTTCTAATTTAGGGTCTAAATAAGGTAAAGTATATTTTTTTAAAACGTCAGTATATAAACTTGCGTCTTCTGCAGAGTGATTTACCCATGTCGAAACATCATCATTTGATGAAATTAATGGAATTGAAGTATCCCATGCGGGATTAACGAATTTAGCATAATTTCTAAAGGTATAAGAAGAATATTCTCTACTGCCTACATAGGTCCTATTTCCCATCTGAACCCTAAATTTATTAATAACATTAGATGCATCTTTTTTGAATTGATGATTTAATAAGTCATATAATTTTATATTACTACCTAATACCTGTCTATTTATATCGATTACCGTGCCTTGACCCGCTCTCCAAATCTTCTTAGTATCATCTACATCATAATACCATCCAAAATTACCAGATGCATCAATTAAAGAACTTATTGCATCAGATTCGGGCGTACCAAAACATCCGATAGTCTGTGGAACAAAATTACCAAAATCTACATTTAATCCAACTTCTGTTGCAAGTGCGGTTTTAGGTGTGGGATAATAAGTTTCTACTATGTTAGGTGCGACATTTTCTATTGGTTCATGACCTACGAAAAAATATTTAGTAGTTCTATTCTGATACCAGTATTTATCGTTACATATTATATTTATATTTTCTGGAGCTTCTGTCGGATTAATTTCAGTAATATACCCTTTGTATAGTAAATTAGAATCATAATAAATAGTTACAACAGTTTCTAATACTGGAACATTCACATCATACGCACGGGCTAAATCTAAAGAAGCAGTATGAGCACCATTTAATATTTTATGAATCTCTATACTATCAACATTTACGTCTGTTTGTTCTACATTATTAAAATAAACATGTATATACGTTTTTCCTAATGATTGAAATCCTACTGCTCCGGGAATTTGATATGATTTTAAAAATCTAATATCATTGTTGATACTAAAAATTCCTAAACCACGCATTCTAAAATCATTATTTGTATCAGAAATAACTCTTATTGCAGTATTGATAAAATTATTTATATCAGACAATAAACTATTTACAAAACTGAATTTATTAGAAATATCATATAAAATCCCGGAAACAAAACCAACCTTATTGTTGACATTATATAAAACTTCTGCGGAGAATTTGGCATCAGATAAAATAGTTGATAACTCAGTTCCCTGAAATTTTACATCAGATAATAAATCTTCTGTATGTGAAACAAAATAAATATCTGATAATATTTCAGTTGATGGAGATTTAAAAGAAACATCGGAATATATTTCCTGTTTAATTGAAAGACTTAAATCTACTTTATCAAATAAAATTTCGCCGGCTGATGCACCTTCCCACCACCCATAATATAATGTATCAACCGCAGTTTCTATTGCATGTGGTGTATTATGAACTACTGCGTTTGATGTTACATCTACTTTGGTATCCCATGATGCACCATTCCATGTTCTATATGCTATTTGAAATCTTGTTCCATCCCAGTGGGTCCACACTACTACTGGTTTACCTGCTACGATTGAAACTGCGGGATTTTCATCTTCTGCAGTAGCAGATATTTCAGTTCCGGCATCCCATGTTCCTGTATATTTATACGCCTTTATGCCGGTAGATGTATTTGCTGCAACATATACTTCTGAACTAGAAATCGCAGCAGTTCCTGCAGCACTACCTGAAGCTACTGTGGTTGGTGCAACGCAGTCAGAAGTTACAGTTTCTGTTGCACTCCAGGAAGTAGTATATTTAGTAACAACAAGAGTATTGTTGTATGCTTTTCTTATAAAGCACCATACATCGTCTCCAACTGCTATAGCACTACAGTCGGTACAGTTTGTACCTAAATTAAAATTAGTAACTTTATTCCAGTTTGCTCCTCCATCAGTAGAATAATAACTTCTTACATATTGACCACCGTCAAAACCAACTATCCATAAATCGCCATTAGCACGGACAACTATATTAGTTTCATGGTGTGATTCTGAATAAACAACTACTGCTGAACCCGGTGTCCAAACTCCTGCAGAATATGATAATTTTAAAAAATATGGATACAGGTCCCATCCTGAGTAGTTCCATGAACAGTAAATATTATCGCTTCCATCTATTGCAACATCTAAATCTCCAATTTCTCTGCCTTCTGGTTGAGTATATGCTGCTGTCCATGCTACATCCCAAGTTACACCGTCATCTGAAGAAGTTTTATATCGTATATATTGCTTATCGATATAAAAATATAATAGTGTCCCATTAGAAGATTTAAGTATCTTCCGAGTAACAGGACGAGCTATATAACTAGCATTTGATGTAGCATTTCCTAAACTTACAGACATATTATTCTCCTATTATCCAGTTGCCACTATTATCTATTTTTAAGACGATTTGTCTATTGTTTCCTAATTTATCGTTGTATTGAAATCCTAAATGGTAATTTATTATGTGATTTATTTCTCTACCTGACTGGTTTAATTCTACCTGGTGTCTTCTAAAATAAATTAATCTAATATTTTCTTTTGGCTCTATGATTTCTGGTTCTTGTGAATCTAAAGTTTTAATTAATCCTCTTTTTAAATCTACTATAAAATTTATATTACTCATACTATTTTTATGATACAGATGAAAAAATTCTAATTCATTCATACGGTCTTTTACTTCTTGAAATTTATGTTCTTTACCGTCTTCGAATTGAAATATAACACCATCCTTAAATTCTGCCATCCAGTAAAATGTTAGCGAATCCATTGGATTGTTTCCGCTATTTAAATTTATAGATATTGAATTATCCATTTAATTTCCTTTCTTAAACTTCGTCGTACTGAAACGTGAATGTTTTCTGATTAGCTGCACCTGTAGGTGTAGATACCGTACTACTTGTCTGCAATCTAATGTATTTGGTGTATCCACTAACACCAGAAGCACCATAAACTATAGTTGCATCACCTTCTGCAGATTGAACAGTTAAGGCTGTTCCTTCCGTAGTAGGTACTGCTGAATCAGCATTAGCTGTTGCAGACGGAGTTACAAACGCTTGATTAGTTGCTGCTTTTATTACTTCGTCCGTAAGTAAAGTTCCTGCGGATTTCCAAAATTTCATGTTACTAATCTCAGTATATGTACTTGTAAATTTTGCTCGTATATACTTTTCAAATGAATTTGTTCCTCTTATAACAGGATGACTCGTAGTGTTTATATTTACGGAATCTTCACTTCCGAAATTAAGATTTGTTATCGGAACTGTTTCTGTTTCTCCAACTCCATTACTCTCTGAAAACTGAAATGTTGCACTCATAGTGTTACCTCCATTTTACTTATTTTTAATTCGTAATATCTTTGCCAATAACTCCGTTTATAATTGGCTCTCACGTTACATCTTAGACATAGTGTTAATAAATTTTCCTCTTTGCAATTCTTCTTGTTATAATCGATATGATGAACATGAAGTGCTTGTCCGAAAATCTCTTTATGTTCTTCTTCTGTCATATTACATTCTGGATTTTGACAAGTATAATTATCACGTTTACGAATTGATTCTTTTAATTCATAATTAAATTCTGCTGAATACGCAATTAAACTTCTGTCTTTTATCCAGTTATGATTGTTTTGACCGCTTATTAGTGTTGGTAGTAGATTTTTCCAATAGCATACTTGACATCTCTTACTATAATTATCTATCTTTTTTCCGCAATCAACACAATAAGTAATTAGTTTTTCAACGTCTTCATACCGATGCTTCTGACCGCATGGTCTACATCTTTTCGAAGAAAAAGATATATGTGTTCCACAGTCAATACACTTGTTATTGTGAGTTTTCCCGTGTTTATAATTAATAGCATTTTTGCCAAATGCTTCACCGTTTAATATCTTACACATTGTGCATGGACATTCTGGAAGGTGATTTTTCATATTATTTGATAAATTTTTCTAACAATTGATTTCTTTTTTGTACCATTTCATCTAAAGTCCCTTCCTTCGGTAAATGTTCCTCGAGAAGTTTTCTAATTAAATGAATTGTTTTGTCTGTAAAATCGTATCTCTTAATCATATTATGCTCCATTTTTCCAACCAATAGTATTTAATTTTTTGACATAATCTGAATCTTTTTTTAAAATATTAATTTCTACCCCAGTGTCCTGATGATTTATTTTATATTGAATATAATTATCTTCTTTTTCCACTATTAAACAAATGAAATCAATTTTCTTCTTACCGCTTTCTGCACCATTTAAATCCGTTAAAACTTCAATGTACTGATAAACTTTTTTAAAACCACCTAAACCTAAATAATCTCCTGTCGGAAGTAAATAGAATATTGTCCTTATTTTTTTTGATTTATCAATTTCCAACCATTTTGTATTTTGATAATCTCCACCAGTGAATCCTGAATTATCTTCAAATACAACATGAAATAAGTGCTTATCCATCTATTACTCCTTTCTTAGAAATATGTATAACGTGTCGTAAGTACAAAACTTTCAGCAGCAGGTATTGCATAATTAGCAGGTATTACTATTTTAATATTTGCATATAGGTCTTTTGCAACTGTTAATGCTCCAAGAGAAGCATTTAATAAAATAACATTACTTCCCCCAGCTACTTCTGAATATGTTCCTGGAACTATTACTGTAGTGCATGCAGCTTTAATAAAAGAATTTAATGCATTACTTACACCTAAAACGTTCTTTGCGTAAGTAAGATGTGTTGAATCATCCCATGCCTCGAGTTGAGGCTCTGTAGCTGTTGCACCGTCAAAACTAAAACAAAAAACATATCGGTCTGTAAGAGTTCCCATTCCTTTTACTAAATGCGTATTGTATGCACCACCAAACTGTACTAAAGTACTTAATAAACATTTAGAAACAGTTACTGCCAGTGCAGGGTCAATTATTTCAGCAGCAGCATTTAGTTCTGCTGCAATAGGTTGATGATTCATTAAATCTTTTACAACCAAATCTCCTTTTGTCCAAACAAGAGAATCGTTTGCTAAATCTAATTCCCTGTAATTTGCGGGTGTTGTTACGTAAAGTACCGCAGGATTAACATAGTTTACTAAAAATTTCATAACTGTAGCCATTTAATTCCTCCTTATTAAGATTTTAATTATTTTCTTAAAATATTTCATCCATTTATCTCTGTTATAATTTACCTTAACATTACATGAACAACATAAATTTATTAAATTATCTTTAGAACAATGTTTCTTATTATAGTCAATGTGGTGAACATACTTTCCAGGTTTAAAACATAATTGACAGATGTAATTGTCTCGAATACGAATAAATTCTTTCAGTATACCGTTAAATCTGTATGGATACCCCTCTCTGGTTATACCACCGTGCCAATTCCAATGATTTTTTCCTTTCATAATTCCAGTATCTATAATTAATTCTGAGACGTATTTATTATGGCATTTTAAGCATCTTTGTGCATCGCCACGACTTAATTCTTTACCACATACGATACACGAAGATTTTTCTAAACTTTTTCCATTTTTATAACCTGGATGGTTCTTCGGATTATTGAACAGTTCTTTCATAGCACAAGAACGACAACACACTGCTTCTGCACTTATCTTTTTATGGCAGGTGATACAATAATTAACAGTTGAATATTTTCCGTCTTTCCAGTTAGGAGTGTTCTTTTTATCAACATAACGATTTCTTCTTTCACATGAATTACAAAAAGTAGCATTATCTGAAATCGGTTTCTCACAAATACAATGATTATTTTTTGAATAATTATAATCTTTCATATTAATATGCTACCACAAGGAACCGGACTGAATAGGGTTGTTCCCACGTTCTCAACGATTCTTCAAACTCAATTTCATCTATTCTTCTTACTGTATAACTCCAATCTGGAACATAAGATGCTCCAACTAAATGTTCCATCGTCAATGTAGCCTGGCTTGTAGTAACCATACTTCTCATCGTTGCCATTAAACTTGTTAAATCCGCATAACCATCATTATCGATTAATCTACCTCTAATTATTAATTGCTGACTCTTTTTACCCCCTGGAATTACTATTGAACCATTTCCCCGGGTTCCTTCAATTACGGTAGCTTTCATACCTTCTATCGGGTCGCTAACAGAAAATACATGAGGAAATATATATTCTGACCCTGTAATTCCATTGTTTAAAACTAATTGTACTGTATAGTTAGGCATATCTTATCTCCTTAAAGGGCTTTATTTTTTCTTGCTTCTATTCCAAATGCTTTTTGAAAATTAGGATTTGTTAATATTTTATTCATTATTTCTTCATTTAATTTTTTTATAGTTTCTTCATAAGCCTTACCAGCTTCAACTGCTAAATTAATATTAATCGTATCTGCTCCTTTAGAATTAATTGTAGTCATTCCAGGAACTTGACTACCAGCACCCATTTTACCAACTGCAGCCCATGGAGAACCACCCATATTCCATCCAGGATACTGGTCTTGAATGCTCATTGGCTGACCTTGACCAAATCTAGTACCTACGCTTATTCCATTTTCTCTTGCAATCGTTCCTGCCATTGCATTTCGTGTAGTTTCTTCTAATTTAGATTGCATACTTAACATTAATTTTCTATCATTTCCTGAATTATTGTTAAATGCAGTTATCTGAGATTCAGATGACATTTGCGTTAATTCTATTTCTCTGCGAAGGTCTTTTCTATCTCCCGGTTTAGCAGATGCATATTTCATTAATAAAGATTCTAATTCTTTTGATTGTTCTTTTCCTAACATTACCGCATCATTATCTACTTTAACTTGGTCTTCTTTAGCTTTAGTTACTGCTTGTTCTTTTCCGACCTGTAGTTTTAATAATTCTATTAATTCCTTTTTTTGTTCTAAAGTTCTTCCGTCTTTTGTTATTTCAATTTCTCCAGTCAGCATTATCATTTCTTGTGCTGTCATCTGACCTTTTAATGCTTCCAGAATTTTGGATTCATATTCATATGTTTTTTCTGCTGCTGTTGCTCTTCCTTCTTCACCTTTTATTCCTTCGGTTACTCCTGCGGTTGATATTGCACCTAACGTTCTCCATGTAGCGTTTAAAACACCTCCTAAACTCTGAGCATAAAGAGCACTATCTTCCATAATTTTATTTGCATTTTTCAATGCTTCTGCAAAATTATTTCCACCCATAATTCCTGTAATAAATGCATCTCCAGCTTGTTTCTTTAAATTTAAAAATAACTGTCCTTGAAAATCTACACCTTCAGTTACCTGTTTTATCTGTTCAGCATATAATGCAATTGACCTATCATTTACTAATGGAGTATTCATATTTTTTTGTAATGTTTCTATGTCTTTAGCCATTGCTGCTATTTGACCACCTCTAACTCCACCAAACACATCTTTAATAACTTTACCTACACTTCCTTGTTCTCCTGTTTTCATTGCAGCACCCAATTTTTCCATGACAGACATAAAAACTGTCATCGTGGGGGTATTTTTAGAAAAACTTAATCCCATCTGATTCGATACTTCTGATAGGTTTGTTATGATTTTTGTTAAACCAGTTTTTAATGCCATTCCTGAAGTAATACCCGCAGCAGCCATAGCTGAGTTTAATTTAATAAAATCTTCTATAGATATATTTGCAGTAGCCATTATTGGAATACCAGCCAAAAGATTTGCATTTAATTTTTCAATTCCGCCAGGAGTTTTAGATTGAGCTTCATAGAGCATTACCTGTAAATCTTTAAATCTTTGAGTTTCAGTAGCTGCTTGATTTAATGTTTCACCATTTGACTTATATAACATTCCTAATGTTTCTGCTATTTTTGCAGCATCTCCACCGGTAGCAATAGATAATCTTTGAGCTGCTTCTGATGCAGTCCAAGCAGTATTACTATCGCCTAATACTCGCACCATTTCTGCAAAAACATTGGCTATTGCACCTTCTGATTTACCAGTTTCTGATGATAAAATATGAAATTGTTCTATTAATCTCGGCATAGTTGTTGAACTAGAACTACCTAATTCTTGCATCGCTGCATTAACATTGTGCATAGAATGTTCAGTTTCTAGATAATACTGTATACCTTCCTGAACAAAATAAGTTACCTGTTGAATTGCTGCTCTCATTGCCATCCATACTGGGGCAACAATTAAGGCTCTGGACATCGCTTTTCCAAAGTCTGCCATTCCTTTTGATGCTTTTACTGTTTCTTCACCAGTACCCGCCATTGCCTTTCTAATAACTGCACTGGTAGCATTTTTTAAATCAGGTATATTAGATATATCTTTTTTAATTGACTCTATTTGCTGTTTTGCAGCAGCAGTTCCTTCCATTACTAATTTTATTTTTGCTAAAAATTCCGCAGATTGAGCCATTTTATTTGTCTCCTAAATTCTTTTTTGGAAATATTATTTTATTAGATGTAACTAAATGTACATCATTTTGTTCTAATTTATTATCTTTTTTAATTCCTTTATTTCTCCATAATAGATAAGAATCTTCGAATAATTCATTATCATTCACATGGGGAGAAATTTTATCAACGCTAATTGCTTGATTTATAGATGAATACATGTATAAATAATTAATAAATATCTGCTGCAATTGACTGAGGTCTCTACTGTTCTCAAACAACGTAACCCCATTCAATTCCTTGCATGCAAAGAAGAGATTTTGATATTTATTTTGTTTAGCTAAAATCCGTAGTGAAGAATATGTGTTCATATTAAATATATTGTAATAACATTGTGCGGGTTCCCGCTAGATTAATTAGTTGTTCGTCTTCTGTGTTTTGAAAATCTTCGAAACTTTTGAATACTCTTTCCCATTTCTCTTCATTTAAGGTTTCTAATGTTAAATATGTGATAAATTGTGCCTCATAATTTTCCATTTGGCACTCTAATGATGTGCTTAAATAATTTATTTTTTGTATCATTACTAATTGTTTAGTTTGGAGCAATAATTGAATTTTTTCTTCATAATTTTTCAGTATCGATACTGCTTCACTTTTTTCAATTGCTTCTCCTAGCGAAAGTTTTAAACTTAAAATTTCTGCATCTATTTGTCTAATTTTATCTGTTAATTCTGAAATATTTATTCCTCTGTCAGCATAAATTTTTATCAAATCCTTTTCCATTAAAATATCAGTATTCTTAATTAATTGTCCGAATTTTGATAATTTTAGAAGATATAATTCCTCTTTTTCTTTTAATTTTAGCAGTCTTACTCTATATACCTTTTCTTTGTAATCAAATTCAATTTTATTATCGACTATCATAGATTCGACTTTAGATAATTCCTTGTCTTCATTAAATTTGTCTAACATCTCTCTAGCAGCGTCCATACTTGATTTTTCCATATTAATTACTCCTTCCTTACGTTAGTTAGTTGTATCGCTTCTTTTCCAACCGTCCTTACTGTATCACGAATTGTTCTTAATGATTCGTATATTAGATTCTTTAATTGTGCTTTAACATTTTCTAATTCTTCTTTGTTTAAAATAATTTCTTTACCTTCTTTAATTTTAATATCTATTGGAATTTCTATTCTTTTGAGGCATGTGCCTACTAATTTACGAGCCTCTTGGTCAATAATTTGATTAAGTGTCTCTTCTGTTAATTTTAAACGATTATCCATTTTTATACTCCTAAAAGCAAAAAGGCAGAGAAATGGCTCCTCTGCCCTGCGTGTATAATGTTATTAAATTTAGTTATAACTAAATTACCGTACATTAATGATTGCTCCTTACTTTTGATACTATTTTGTGGGAGGAGCTCAGGAATAAAACCTGAGACTCCTCTTTTATCAACCTTTCGGCTTTATCAATTATGCAAAAACTAACTCAGTAACGTCGTCAGAAATCTTTAAGTTATCTGATTCCAATGAACATGTTCTGTTACCATAAGATTCCACGTCCTGTTTCGTACCTATTGCAGTCGGGGAAAGTCCAGTAATTAGATAACCAATCTTGAAGTTAGTGTGAGCTTTTTCACCATAAATTAACACCTGCATCTGAATATTTTCCGCAAAATCAGCAGGATTAATTACTGGATAAGTGTTATCACTAGCCAAAATATCTTCAAGTGTAAAAGTTTCCGAAAATCTATCCAATGCTACAGTAACCGTTTTTTTATTAACTCCACGTTGTACGATAGCATTATTACCAATTTCTCTATAATCTGCTCTATCAAATGCAACATCAATACCAACAGATTGCAAACGATAGATTCTTGTAGAAGTACCAACTTTCAATCTGATTTCAGCATATTCTGCTAATAACAAATCAGGGTCATCTTCATTATCAGTCCAAGTAGTTGTATAAGCAGTTGCAGAAACATAATAAACTTTAATTACGTCTCCATTTACTCCACCTGTAACTGTTAATGTGTTTGTACCGCTAACAAAAGTCCAATCAGTAGTCTCAGCCAATTCGCTTACGACTCCAGAACGAACTCTTAACACTCTGAAGATATAATCTCCAGATGCAATTTCTACAGCAGCAGGACTTAACACTATTGCAGTAGATGCTCCAACAGCAGTCGCTTTCTGATAGGCAAAATATTTTCCGTCAATCATCTTGTAATCTTCGCCAACTAAATCAAAACTTCTTTCAATTGTTGCAGCAGGGTCCCCTATATTAATGGAAAAACCATTAACTCTTAATCCAGGAAACCAAATAGAACCTCTGAAAGTAGCATTGTCATCAGTTAAAAAGGCAGCGATGTCTGTCTGTGTCTCAACTAAATCATCTAAATCAACTGAATTGTCTAATCCACCTGATGCTGGATTTTCTTTATTTGCTAACGCATAAAAGAAATCCATCGAGCCATATTCAAATTGTTTAGCAGAATATTTGAATGATGGCGTAGATTTTTTATATCCTAAACGACCAACTCTACCAATTTCGTATACCTTTTCTCTGTTCAGAGTTAAATCACCAGAAATATTTTGTAATCTGTCGATTTGTTCTGGCGTTCTATCATTATTCCACGCAAACGCCCGTGGTTTACACATTTTAGCGTGCAGCATCTTTGTATCCTCCTTGTTTTAAATAGGTTATGACTTTTTTAACTCTTCAATAGTTTCAGTCTTTGGTAATTTCTCTTCTTCGTTAAGAAGAAACCAACTGATATAGTCATGAACCCTGTTAATCCTTACTAAATATTTATAAGATTCTTGGTGCAATTTATTGTGTATCTTTCTATCTTTTAAATACATCAGATTGCTAAAGATATCATTTTCTCGATTGCAATCAGAATGATGCACCACCTTACTGTCGATATTATCTTTTACATCGACTATTTTGTATTTCTTGAAAAATTCTTTTAAATAATTATTAACTTCACCTATAAGAACTAAATAATTATAACATTTCCAATGTAAACTTCTATGTCTTCCCTGCGTTAACTTTAAAAAATTTGTTTCCTCATTATTCTTTTTGTTTCCATCAATATGATGCTTAATTATGATATCTTTGTTACTCTTACCAGACCAATATCCTTTAAACCCAGTTAATCCTTTATTCCATGTGGTTTTGCCTAGTTTCGCAAACGACATCTTTTCTTTGGTTTCTTTATTAAAACAGCATTTCCTACACAATCCTCGCTTATATAATGCAGAAACTATACCTATAGGATTTTTGCATACTTTGCAATAATATTGTTTTAATGTTATTCCACCTTTATATAAATAATTCATATTACCTTTCTTTTAAAATTTACGCTCCGTGATTAGCTGCACATTTTCCTTCTATTTTTGAAATTCTTTCAGCATTAACGTCAAGTTTTTTATCAATTTCACCCAAACTTCCTTCAATTCTTTTTAATGCTTCTTCTTGGTGTTTGAGGTCATTAAATTTAACTATGCAAAATACTGCAACGTTCGCACCGGCTAAAAATAGACCACCAAAACTAGCTAACATCGTAAAGAGTTCATTCATTTTAAATTCTCCTTAATTGGCTACGATACATTCAAATACAAATACTTGTCTATACTTATCTTCTGCTTCCAAATTTTCGGTATTCTGTAGTTCTTTTCTATTTTCATTCCACCTAGTTATTACTATTCTTCCAGACAATGTCTTAACAGAAACAACACCACTTGCAATTGTATAATCGTAATAATTTACATCATCTTCTAATTCATCAAAAAGCCAATCGGATAAATCAAGTCTTTGTCCATCATTCTTCGCAACTATGCGAATTTTAACTGTAAAATATTTTAAATTTGTTTTTGAACCAATCTCTAATTTCTGGGGACGAATTTCTAATGCCTCTACACCTATAAATGGGGCTTTACCTTTGTAGTCTTGAGGAAAACCTTTTAATACATATATACCGGTCCAACCATCTGTTGCTAGGTTTGCTGTAATCATGTCGATTAATGATGCCTCAATATTTCTAGATATACGGTAAGCCATGTTATCTCCTATTTACTTGCGTTTGATGCTCCACTTACAAATTTTGCCCCTAATTTTTCCATTTCAACTCGAAGTTCTTTATCAAGATTTCTTATTGACCTTCCTACATAATCTATTCCGGTAATAGTGTGTAAACTTCCAGCTTTAAATGTTACGAATCCGACTCCTGGGTCTCCAAAATAATCAGTAGGTACAACGTGTGTTTCTACGGTTTTGTATGTTCCTCCATCATTAATTAATTCCCAATGAGGTGCCAGTAAATTTAACCTAGTAATATTTCCAATGCCCATCTCGACACCTGCAGTCGTATTTATTGGTTCTACCGCTATATTGTTTACTAATGCATCATCCGGTCTTTTAGGATTATGTCTTTCATTATTTATAATATTTTTCATGTCATCAGCGGTTTTGTAAGCTAAATCGTATACCGCTGCTTGTGCTTCAAAAAATAATTTATCATCATCAATGTACCGAATCAGATTACGTAACTGTTGGTGTCCTTTTCTAAAGTCAATTTCAATTTTAAACCCCATTTTTTAATCCGAGTATTGCTACTAAATGGTCATCTCTATTTAAAATCATAAAATTTTTAGAATCATCTTTCCAGCAAGAATAAAGATTATCGCCAATCTTAATTTTATCTGCTACTTTTAATAATCCGGCATATTTTGTATCGCACAGAATTTGAACACTACCACCTGGAACCTGTCCAGTATATTTCCATCTAAGAGAACTAAAAGAAATTTCTGTTACATACGCTTTTATGGTTAGCGGATTTAAAAATCCTTTAGTCGTAGTTTTTTCATAGGGGTCATTAACTACTTCAGTAGCTGGATAAATAAGTATTTTAGTTAATTTTCCCTCATCTTCTAAAATTTTTAATACATTAACTCTTTTATCCATTTTAATAATCCTCGTCTATGTCTTCTGGTGTAATTTCTTCATCCATCTCAGCGTAGTCCAATATACCATATGTTTTTGCAAACTGTCTAACTGCCTGACGAATTTTTTCTGAATTACTCTGCTTATCATTAAAATTAATTGTTATTTCAGGTGTTTTATAAGATGAAATAGAACCTTTAATTCTTACTGAAGCAATAAATGCTATTAAATATTCCTCATCTTCTGTTGGTGTAGGATAAATCGTATTATCGCTTTTTGAAACAAAAGTTTTATATTTTTCTATAGCTAAATCACCTAATGCTGCACGTATGTACCCACGTAGTTCTGCATCACTATATTTAGCATATGCGTTATACACAAATTCAAGCACATCTCCTGCGGTTAAAGTACCAGTTACGGTTACTTTTCCAGTAGTAGATGCATATGTGTAATTAGCTGCAGCCCATAGTGTTCCATTTTTATAGCATACTAAAGATGTAGAATCAATATTAGATTCTGAGAGCGTAAATACTTTAGAAGTAATATACTCATACGAATCCGTGGTATATTTATAATTGTCTTCTATTGCATCCCTTAATTTGATAATAATATTTGTCATCGTGCGTCTCCTTTAATAAAGTCTGGTTGATTCGTCTTCCATCAATAAATCCTTCGGAAGCATTTTATGTAAAATTTTAATTCCTTTTCTAAACAATAAAACTTCTTGCCCACGGTCTCCCGTTTCCACAAAACCGAAATAGCGAATGTATTTTGCTAATGAATTTTCCTTTTTTAATTTCACATAAAGGTCTTGTTCGGAAAAATTCATCATAATATATTTTATAATCGATGATTCCGCATGTCTATTTTCAGATAAAATTTTTATATATGTGCGGAATCCGTGCTCACGAAAAATTATAAATAATCCTTTAATGCCTTTATCATAAACTGAATAAATTTCTTGATGGTCTAATAATTTATTAATTAATTTAAAATCAGTTAAAAAATATCTTTGATTATTTTTCGTAATATAAAAATCTTCGAAACGGTCTTTCGTTTTCGAAACAAATTCGAACACGTCCATTGTGTTTCTTTTAGTTAATCTTTCAATCACTTTTTAGTCCTTTCTATTGATAAAATTTATGGGAGGGGACGTTGCGTCCCCTCTTTTATCAATTACTTAATTAGTATTAAGCAATCAAGTCGTCGCTCCAGCTAATTGCTCTGAAGTTAAGATTTACTTCGATAATTCCTTCGTAGCCAAAAACGCCATAGCCAATAGTATTTTTACCATTAGCATTAATAACTGTAGGTGTTTTTACTACCTGAATTAAACGAACAGCACCTTCTGCTGCACCGCTATTCTCAGCTACTTCTTTTTCAAACTTTGCCCGAACTACTGATATAGGTTTACCAGCAGTAAGAGAAGAATCTCTTCCCACTAAGATAGCCTTACCAGCAGCTAAAGTAGGAGTAGAAGCACCAGCTAAACCAGAATTACCTATAATTTTAACTATTTTCTTAATACCTAATTTTGCAATTTCTTCAAGAATATTCATCTTATAATTGAAGGTTGCAACATTGTCTTTGTCATACTTCTCAATCTCGTCCATAACATCAGAAGCGACTAAGAGAATATAATCCGTAGCATAATCAGATACTTTCTGTTTCATCTTTATGATTACATCCAGTAAATCCTCACCTGTAACTTTATTTACTTCCTGAGAAGCCACAAAACAAAGATTTAAAGCTCTACGAACTTCTTCATTATCCATTGACCTGATAATGCCATTTTTTCTTGCAGCTAAGGCACTACTGTCTTTGGAATTTAACAACTCATGAATCAAAACATAATCTAATTTAGACTGTAAATCTTCAAAGGTAAGAGCAGAAACACCCCTTAAAGGAACTTTTACAGGTGCTAAATCGCCATCAGCATTAGCAGCATAAATTACATCTACTCCTCTATCTTGAGCAGGTGAGGCAAAATAATGAATTGTCTCTCCCATTGGAGCTTCAACATAATTTACAATTTCTTGCAACTCGAGCGGACATCTTAGGTTAGGGTCTATAGGCTCATTTAAAAGCGTATAGGCTAACTCTATTGGGTCTTGTCTTTCAGCCATTTTAACTCTCCTTTGGTGTGTATCACACCGTTGTGTTACGTTTTAAGCTAGGCTTATGCCTTTTGCTTATCTTTTTTTATTTTTTTCTGTAATTATTGAATCAATCTCTTTTGCACGTTTGCTAAGTGCATCTTCACCAGTGGTATTTACTTCACCAACTGTAAGGTCTGCTGGAGTGGTATCCTCTTCGCTCGCCTTGACAATCTCTTTTGGTTGCTTTGCAACCTCAAGTTCTTGTTTCAATTTTTCGATTTCTAATAACTGTGCTTCAACAATCTTTTGCAATTCTACTTTGGCTGAAGCAACCTGTTCGGTTACCTGCTCAAAAGAGAATGTCTCGACTGTTTTTATTTCTTCTACTATCGTGTTTAATACTTTACCACTTTCGTCCACATTAACTTCAGTGGTTTTCTTTACCGTAGTTACTACATCTAACGTTGGAGAAGTTTCAATTACTTTTACTTCTTCTTCTGTTTTTGTAATAACATTTGCTTCTTCCTTTACTACTTCCTCAACAACTTCGGGTTTGACTTCGGCTTCTACTTTGGTCTCTTCGGGTGTGGTCTTCTCAACCTCTTCTAGTTTGACTTCAGCTTCTACTTTGGTCTCTTCGACTTTGATTTCGGGAATAATTTCTTCGGCTTTAAATAATTTTAATTCTTTTTGTTCTAATAATTTACGTTCTTCTTGTAATTTTTTTAATTCAACTGGGTCTGTAGTTTGTTTAATTAGAATATCCAATTTTTCCATTTCGTCTGATAATTTTTTGTATTCTGGAGTTTGTTTAACATCAGGCGATGTAGGAATTCGAGATTTTCCAGCTACACAATCAGCACATAGACCACTCTGATTATCTGCATGAATAGGAGCAGAACATGTTTTACACAAACGACTTGCTTCTACAACTTCTTCAACTGCAGCATATTTCTTGAGCAATTCTGTCATATTTAACTCCTTGGCTTTCTTCAATATTTTGGCTAATGTAGATGCCTTCTCTTCGGGTGATAATCCCTTTGCCTGTGGCAATCTCGCAAGAGCATTTCTTACATGTGCCTCATCATTGATAGGAAATCTACGAATCTTGTTTCCTTTTGCATCTGTCTGTATTAACGCAAAATCACTATCAGGTAATGCATTACGTTGTTCAGTAGTTAATTTCTTTGCTTCATCAATCTCGCCACCGTCATAATCGGCATCCAAGATTTCTTCAGTCTTAACTTCGGCTTTAATTTCTTCCACGATTAATACCTCCTTTTTAGTATCGCAAGTACAAGTCTTACAGTTATTGCATTTCGGCTCTTCGACAGCCAATTGTGCATAAACTAAATCTTCTGTAAAAGATTTATCTTCTATTTTTTTAGAATCTATTGCTTCACATTTACCAATCATTTTAAAAATTAATGCCTTTGGACATGCAGGAGGATTTACTAATAATACACCAGTACCATGAAAAATTATTGGATTGATTTCTACATTTCCATCAGACAATACTGAAACTACTGAATTTCCTGTAACTGGGTCTCTATTCCAAATTTCAAAACTTACTGCAGCTTCTTTAGATTTTATCTTGGCTTTTAAATCAGCAGTTTCATCAGGGAAAAGAGATTTAAAAATTACATTAATCGTTTCTATCTCATTTCCATTTATTTTAACCGCAAGAGTAAATCCACATATTCTTCCACTGCCATCGTGTTCCCAATTACATTGTTTAGCTATTAATGTGGGTAATCCTTCTTCAACTGCTTTTCTCGGAAGAACTACACCGTTTAAATTTACACGGTCTATTTCGGCATATACTGTTTTCATTAACAATAAATCAGGAGAAGGAATAACAATTCCCATTTTTCCTGCTGCATCAATTAAATCCTGATTTACTTCATCATCTGCTAAAAATACAGTTTCTGACCTTTTAGCAATTTCCAGCAATACGCTTGAAATTAATTCTTTATTATTCATTATAATACCCCCAATTTTATTAACTTCTCTTTTTGTAAAATTACAATTTCTTCTCTGGAATATAATTTCTTAAACAAATTAAATTTATTTTTTGCATCAGGTCTCCAGTATCCTTTGATTTCAATATAAGTGGCGTATATTGGAACGTAAAAATCGGGTGTATATGTTGTCTTTCCTAAATCAAAAGTTTTAGGTTCGTATAACCATTTAATATTATGATTATCCAACCACTTAGCAAACTTAACTTCCCATGTGCTACGCATCCAAATATTTTTATAGTAAGAACCTTTTCCATGTGATATTTTACCGAACATAGGATTGTTTTTACCTTTAACATCAGCATGATTTAAACTTATTTTTTCTTTATGACTTGTTGTTAATTTCTTTCCGAAAAAATTGTTTAATTTTCCTTGTTTTGCACATTTATGACACCGTTCATCACCACGATAATATGCAGAATCATTTAACTGTTTATCACAGTCTACGCAATGTTTAACTCTTGATTCTAAACCACCCTTAAAATTAGTTTGAAACAATATGCCTTCAGCATGCTTTCTCTTTGCTTCGCACGACCTACATCTTATGGATGTTTCATGTATTTGTTTTCCGCAAGAGCAATTTCTCATTATTCCTTAACCCATTTATCTTCGACTTTTTTATAGTTGTTTTCTTTTAACCATTTATTTGCTGCTGACCAAGCAATTCTAAATGCTGTTGCTTCGTCCCCTGGATTATCATTTAAAACCTGATTAAATGTTGATTGCCATATATGCTGTGCATGTTTCGGCATCTTCTTTACTGCCTTCGGCAATGATTCTAAATCATTGTAAGGTGCTTCTTCTAATGTTTCTAAATTCGGGTCAATAGGCTCATCTAAAACTAATTCCCCTTTTTTTATTGGTTTCTTAACCATATTTGGAGGAAATTTTGTTTTCTCATTCTGTTTCTGTACCTGTTTCGGAGTAACTATTGGTTTTTGTTGTACTGGTGGTAATTTCACATTAACATCTGGGTCCTTTTCAGTATTTTGAATCAAATGAGGATAACAAATATCACGCAATCCATCATTCCATTCTTTCTGTAATCTCTGGAGTTCTTTATCTGGGTCAACGCCTAGAACTTCTTGATAAGTCTTAATAGACACAACTCCATACACAAAACCAGACCGAATAGAATCTATAATTGTTTCGACATTAATTTTAAGAGGTGAATTAGTTATTTTTAATTCATTATTTTCGCTAAATAATTTTTTGTGTTCTCCTTTATTTTTAGCGATTATAATGTTGATTATTTCTAAAAGAACAGTCTTAAAACCATCTACGCCCGCATTTACTTCGGCAATAAAAGGTTTCGGATTAAGCACTGATTCTTTTCTGGTACTAGAAACACCCTGTAATACATCTATAAATCCTAAACCACACAATAACGCACGGTATCCTTGTCTGTATAATTCCTCGCTCAAAATATTCTTGAGGTCGGGAATTAAATGTTCATATTTCTGGTCAAAAGGTATTGCGTTTACTGGTGTTGCATTTGTTTCTGCTTTATATGTCTCTAATGCTGTTTTAAAATTATCTACTAAGGTAGTTAAATCGCTATCTTTATAATCTACTTTACCATCAATAAACATTTTTTCAGTGCCTTTATTGATTATGAATAAGTAGGGTAAAATCTTAGTAATAACTTCGTCTGATTTATCCTGAATAGCTTGAATACCTAAATAATTCTTGAGAACACCATTGCGAACGAGATACGGTGTCGGATATTTATCGAACCATCGACCATATGGTTTATTAACTACAATTTCCTCATCTTTATTTTTAGGAACTTCATTTTTATATTCTGAATCTAAGAAAAATTTATCAGAACCTAATTTAAAATTCTTTTCGTCTCTTTTAACATAAACTGACGAGCCATTAACAAACCACAGCACTGTAGGAACGGAAATAGTTGCACCGTCTACGGTGATGTTTTTCCATGAACTAACTCTCAGAAGACATAAAGAAGAACCTTGCCACCTCTCCTTGTAGTACTCCTTAGTTAACTCATGTATACCCGTCGGGACACCATTAACCATTAAATTTATCTTCGATAACCATAAATTTAACAGTTTCTCAATCGTTTCATTGGAAGACTCAATAGAGTATACCGTTTCTGATGCGGAATTAATAGCATAATCAGTTACAGTAGTAATAGTTCCTGTAACATCATTACTGAGCATATTCTTAACAGAATTGCACTGTTCATGATATGTTTTTGGTATGGAAATTCCTCCTGTAGCGAAAAGATATTCGAGGAACGCATTAAACAAACCTCCACCGAGAGCATCTGACATTTTTGGTCTCCTATTCTTTATTGTAAAATTTTATCGTGTTTTATTAAATTATCAATAGCCCATAAGGGCTGTAAATTTTTATAATTAAAGCATTTATACTGTTCTAATACTTTACTCATATTGAAACTAGCACACGGAATTATGTGGTCAATGTGCCACGTTCCATAATTTTCCCAGGTCATACCAGTAATAAATTTCCGCTCTAAATAATCTTTCAAAAATTCAATACTACATCCTAACAGAATGAATGTGTTATCAGATTTAGAATTATTCCTTAGTGCCTGGCGTAATCTACTCCTTAAATTGTCTGTTATCCTAAAATTTATATCTGTTTTACTTTTATTTTTACGATAAACGTTTATTTTATCACGATTAATCTCAGAATATTTTTTCTTATATTCCCTTCTTTCTTCTGTGTGAAGTTTATTCCATTGTTTTACGTTCTCTATCCGTTCTTCTTTATGTTCTTGATAATATTCACGGTCGTATATTGCCTTCTCAGTTTTATGTGAAGAAGAATATAATTGTTTCTTCTTTAGTATTTCTTTTCGATGTAGTTTGGTGTATTTCTCATCATACTGTTTCTGATATTCTTTATGACATCTATCACACCAAGAAGTTATTCCGCTTTTGTTGCGACTGTCTCTATGAAATTCATTTAGATTTTTTAATGTTTTGCATCTAGTACAAATTTTAGTTTTCATATTATTTGGACCCGAAGGAACCTCCACCGAGCTTTCTCCGTTGAATCGGATTAATTAATTTAAATTCAGTATTCCAATCGCAAACCGCAGCTACTTGAAACGCCTGGAAAAGGTGATTCTGGGTCTTGTTTCCGTATACCGTTCTCTGACCAGATTGCATTACTACGACTCCCGAAATTTGAGAATCTAACTTGAGGTCATATAAGCAACGAATTTTATTATTATAAAAAATATGTTTCAATCTTTGAATCGACCAATCTACTACATATGTTTCTAAATGTTCTGATGTCGCATTACCTTTTTCATCGAGTTTATAACCAATACTTATTTTCTCATTGAAAGAAACTCCAAAAATATGTTCTTCTACCTTATTGTAGTCTCTTGCGAGATTGCAGAATAATGCTTTTCCGCCACCACTGGTAATATCGAGTCCGACTACATTCGCTTTTAGTGTTTCAATTAAATAACGAAATATTACTTCATTCTCATCAGGAGCAATCTTAAAAGTAGTAATATTATAGATGTATTTATATACATCTTTTATTTTAGAAAGAACTATTATTTCCGAGGGACATCCTCCCTCCCCAATATCGGCATGAATATGAATTGATTCTGCATTGTTGGGTCGGTCAACAATAACTATATCTTTAAATCTAAAAAAGTTATTTGTGTTTATTTCAAAAGTTTTGATAGGTAATGGTGTGCCTTGAGCATCCCTAATGTATGTGTCTCTTATTTTCTCAATTATAAATACTGACTCACCATTTTCTATAACCTGTCCGTCGATTTGTACTTGATAACCCGAAGACGATTTTCCGCCAAATTCTCTAATTGCTGCATCTTCTTTTTCGGTATCCCACGTATGATTCACATACGATGGAAAATTTATTAATTTATTTTCATTCTTAAGATTGTAAAATATTTTTCCCATCGGGGATTCTTTTGCGAATGTTGTCATCCCCGTATAATGATTTATAATTCCCATTTCCGATTGTGCCATAAGACGCTCATGGGCGATTTGGTTTGTTTGATACGACGCCTCCTCAATCCACGATTTCTCGTCGTGGCGTCCGTGATAATTTCCGCCAGGATTTTTTCCAGCTACATTTTCATTGACGGACTCAAGTATTGTTCCCGACGGTGTTTTCGCTTGATACGGATTTCTTATTACTCGAATATTAAGTAATTTTAATATTGGATGAAATTCCAGAGGAACAAATACTTGTTCACAAACTTTTTTAATCTTCTCAGCGTCTGCACTTGATACTGAACCTTTATGAAACGTATTATGAAACAATGCTAATACGACATCGACTATCAAGCCAATCAGGGATTTTCCTGTGAGCCTTCCACCGAGAATATAAGTTTCTGACATTCCTTTTTTTAAATTAAAGAATTCTTTTTCTGTATAAGTTCCATTGTCAAAGAGCAATTGGTCATAAGATAAATAATTATACTGATATTTTCTTACTTGACTAAATTTATCTTCATCAAATTCGGATAAACTTCCTAAATTACTGAAAAGTATCTCAGTAGATGCTACCGGATTTCTCAAAAGTTCGAAGATAATTAAATCTTCTTCCGAAATCTTCTCTATCAACTTATTTCTCGCTTTCTTTAGATTTATCTTTCAAATAAATTTTTTCGTAGATTTTATCAACATATAAAATATTCACGCCCAACACATCTGCAGCTTCTTGACGAGTAATCTTATTCTCTGCTACCATTTCCATTAATTTTTTATTATACAAATCAGTACCTCTAAACCATTCACATGTTTCGGCAGTTAAATTTTCAGTTTTCAATAATAGATAGAATATTTTAGAGCAATAAGGACACTTTACTACATTGCAGCCCTTATGCGTTTCGTAATAATTTAATGCTTTTCTTTTTAACTTATCCCACTCAGCTAACCATGTTGCCGATTGCCTGTCCTTCTGAGATAATCCTAATTCTATTTTTAGTTCAGTAATTCTTTTAACTACTTTATCAAGTTGCTCTACAATCTCTAAATCCTGAGCCGGGTTCGCAGCAGAATATTGAATCTTTAATAAATGTTTAAATCTTTCTGCAATTAATTCCTGGCACACCAATTGCTGCAAAGTTAATTTATCTGATTCTGTCTCAATACTTCCCTGAGACATATATTTCTTTAATAATTCTTTTACAAATGCTTCTTCTTCGGGAGTAGCTGCAAAAGTATTTTCAACTATTTCTTTCTTCTGCAATTCCTCTTCTGCAATTACATCCATTTCCTCATCTGATTTACCCGAATACTGAGGTAAATTTTTTAATTTTTTTATTATTTGCGCCTTATTCATATTATTACCTTTCTATATTATATTTAAGTTTTTCTTTTTAAATTATAATTTATGTTATTCCGAAAACGTCAATCGCTTGTTCTATTTTAAAATTATCCAAATAAAATGTATTCGCTTGGTCAGCATTAACAATCGTAATCCTAATAGCTGTTATAGCATTTTTATTAGCATCTGCTACATTGGAAATATCCCAATTTACCTTTTGGAAAGTATCTGCTGTAATTATATTCGGAGTAATTTCAGTAGTTGCTCCTGCGTCTACAAGACCGATTTTAATATTACTTCCAGTTCTATTTGACCGAATATCAAAACTAATATTTTTTACTCCTGATAAATCTCCTAGTGTGGCTGTGCGAGTCAAAGTCTTATTTAAACTATCCGTTATCGCTGCTATTCCTTTTAATGAATTTGTGCCTTGAGTTTTGATTGTGGCTTCGGAGGAGGATTGGAGAGATGACAAATAGCGAATAATGACAATACCAGAACCCCCTGCTCCAAAATCACCACCTCCACCTGCACCAGTATCGTCTGCACCTGCTGTAGAAACCGCAGTTCCACCTGTATTTGGTGCATCTGCACCACCAGTTCCGTTGCCAGAACCACCACCAGCATAATATTTAGTTGAACCATCATAAATTGTAGAAGCAAATCCTGCACCACCTGCACCGCCTTTATTTTCATTAACACCAGCATTACCGCCTAGGGCTCCTGTGCCACCACCTCCACCAGCAGCTGTTGGATTTCCATCCCCTCCTTTATAACCTTGGGCTGAACCAGCTCCGCCTAATCGTGTTCCTCCCCCGTCTCCTCCACCACCTCCACCACACCCACCAGCATTTCCTGAGTTACCAACAGCTCCTCCACCACCTCCACCCAATGCTGTTTGGTCACTAAATACAGAATTATCACCATTAGAACCATTGTTATTTGAACCGTTAGTTATTCCACCACCGCCAACTGTTACAGTATATGCCTGTGCAGTAACAGCAAAAGAAGCATTATAAATTATACCTCCTCCGCCGCCGCCTCCTCCATAACCTGTTCCGCTGCCGCCACCACCTGCAACCACAAGAATACTAACATTTCCAGCTTTAAGTGGAGTAAACGCTTGTCCTGTCTGTCCTAATAAAAAGGTATGAACAGTATAAGCACCATCTTTAGTTATAGTTCCACCAGTTGCAGAGCCTATTGAATCACTAGACACATACGCCAATTGTGCTGCTGCGTCGTTTGCATATTCCATCCAATCCATTTCTAAAGATGCCATTATAATTTTCCTTTATTAGTAATTTTATTTGTTTTTTAAAAATATATTATAATTTACTTTTTAAATCTTAAACTATCGTGTAGTCAAACGTAACGATTACCTTTGTTACCGTTCCAGAAACACTTGTAGTATGCCAATATAAATAATCGCCAGCATCTATTCCCGGATTAGTTAAACTTCCATCATCATTAACATTGGTTCCAGCGGTTCCTACTATATCTGCATCTACTGCGACTGGATTTGCACCATTCGCATCGGCTTCATCAAGACCACCGGTAATAGAGGTACCGCCTATACATAAAACATGAATTGCTGTAATAGTAATTGCAACTGGACTTCTCCAAAGTGCACTATCTGCATCACTTGTAGGATTAGTAATAATAAATGACCTAGAATAAGATGTTGTTCCACTTGCACCAGTAGTACCAATTGCTCCGGTAGTTCCAACTGCACCTGTAGTACCTGTTATACCCGTAGTACCTTGCACACCTGTCGTACCAACTTCACCAGTAGTTCCAGTAATACCTGTGGTGCCATCTATACCCGTAGTACCGTCGATGCCAGTCGTACCGTCTACACCTTCAGCACCGGTTGTTCCATCTATACCATCAGCACCTGTCGTACCATCAGCACCTTCTGCTCCAGTTGTGCCTACAGCACCTGTAGTACCAATTTCTCCGGTAGTACCGTCAGCACCTACAGCACCCGTAGTACCCGTAATACCTGTAGTTCCTGTGGCACCAGTGGTACCTGTAATACCTTTTTCAACTAATAAATCGAAATGGTCTGTATCTATAGGTAATTCAGTTGTTGCTGCTAATTTACAAATATAACCACTTCCTAAATATTGAACACAATCATTTATTGCATATGGTCCTGGAGAAACCCAAGCACCTTTCCAGGTATATTGAGTACCTTCAGCACCTGTGGTTCCTACAGCACCTGTTGTACCTATTGCGCCGGTAGTACCTGTCGCCCCAATATTTACTGACCAATTACTTCCGTCAAATTTATAATAATTATTATCATTATTATTCCAAACTATCCAACCTTCGATGGCAGTTAAATATTCCCAAACTGGACCAGTTGCGTTGCTACAATAGCAAACTTTATTTATGTTAACACCATCAGAAAGTAAATATCTATCTCCTTTTGCTGGAGATAATCCGGCACGAGTAGCATCAGTAATAATATTAATTACTGGTTCTTGCCATGATGCTTCGTCTTTTACTACTACTTTTTTGGTAGACATTATATTTTCCTTTTAATTAATATTAAACTGAAAAATCGCTTCCTGCTTTAAAATAATCTACATAAGAAATTCTATTTATATTGGTTTGCCCTATTTGTGTAAAACTCGTAACGCCATTTGCGGGAGCTTCTCCAGTATATGAACAATCTGCTCCTGAAACTTTTAATATATTATTCTGATAAATATCTACTGTTTGCGTAATCCAATTAACATCAAAAGTCCATTGCTGCCAAACTCCTACACTAACTAAATCGGTTCCTATTTCATTATAACCATTCTTAAAAACAAATAAACCGTCAGTAGCAAAACATACTAATAAATGAGTTGTTCCGTTACTAGAAGAAAATGCAAATGAATCTCCGTCATTAAATGGTCTAGTTCCTAATGCTTCATGATATAAATTCATTGAAAATACCGTTCTATTTCCAAAAGTTCCTATATCTCTAACTCTTAGTGATGAACCAGCAGTATTATTGCCGCTATCTAATTTCATACATGATTTACTATCGAAAGTTACCTGCGTACTTACGCCATAAATGTTATCACCATCTGTCCAATCAGTAATATCTATCATATCCTCATCACATATATCACCATTGGATATATACGTCACTATATTTCTAAAAAACATTGGAAACGGACCACTTGTTCTGGACATTATATTTCCTTTTAATTATTATTTATAATTTTATTAATTAAATTTTTAAAAAATGTTTTCCAATAGCTTCGATTAAAATTTGTTTTAGAATGACAGTTGTTGCAAAGAGTTATTAAGTTCTCTTCTTTACAGTTCTTTTTAATATAATCTATATGATGAACAAAATTTCCTTTTTTATTGCAAATTGTACATTTATGATTATCTCTGTTACGTATAATATCTCTCAATTCATAAAATTTATTAGGATAATCGTTCTTTGCATATGGTATTCCAGTACCACCACGAACTAAACTCATTTTCTTTTTTGATTCTTTGGTAAACTTTTTACCAAATAATGAATGTAGTTCACCTTGCTTTGCACATTTCTTACAACGAGTACTTGTATAAAATATTTCTTTTTCGCAATCAGAACAATAATGTTTTATCGTGCTTCTTCCATCTATTCTTGCTATTTTATTTCCTTTCATAACACAAGAACGACATCTTTTAGCGTCTGGTCTACTTAATTCCTTTTTACAATCTATACAATAATTTTTCATAGGTTTTTTGGTGGGGGAAATAAAATTTCCCCCGCCTATTAATAATAAATATTAAATATACTCAATTTCTAGACAACGGTATTCTGCAACATAAGTCGAAGCAAGTAAATCCGCACCTGTTGTACCCTGTGCGCCTGTAGTACCGACAGCACCTGTAGTACCGATTGCACCTTCTGCACCCGTAGTTCCAACTGCACCCGTAGTTCCGTCAGCGCCTACAGCACCCGTAGTTCCGACTTCACCTGTAGTACCGTCAGCGCCTACAGCACCTGTAGTTCCAACTGCACCTGTAGTACCGTCAGCACCTACAGCACCTGTAGTTCCAACTGCACCTGTAGTACCGTCAGCACCTACAGCACCTGTAGTTCCAACTGCACCTGTAGT